AATTACTAGAGGTAATCCATTGAATAGGTCTAAGTGGTGTTACATCTGCAGTAAATAAATGGTTTCCATTCTTAAAATTTGTGTTGTCTGCGGTAAGATATTCTGGCCCAACTACATAAATCGCATATTGATGTGTAGTAACCAACACACCATCAGTAATAGATACTGTAAAATTAAAGTTAGATGATGCATTATCAGGATCAGATGATTTCAAAACCGATATTGTTCCATAAATAAGACCAGTTTTAGATAATGTTAATCCTGGTGGTAATGCACCAGACGATATAAAATAGGTTATCTGTTTATTAAGTGCAATATTAATGTTTATAGATTGTAATTGGTAATTTATATATGTATTATCTATTGCAAAATATTGGTATGCTGGTCCTATATCTAAATTTACTTCATCTATAACAAACGATGGTGGATTTGATCCAGTTATTATAATATCAAATGTTCTATCTGAAAGATATGTCCCATCAAATGCTCTAATACAGAATGAAAATGTAGTATCAGACGCAACAATATTTGGATTTCCTTTAATTGATCCATTTTCTATATAAAGACCTGGCGGTAATTCGCCAGCTATTATCGTAAAGCTTATTCCAGTTACTATAGATACTGGAAGTGGTATATCAACCGCTATTTGGTCTGGATATTCTCCGAAGTTATATCCAGATTTTTTAGTCCATACATTTAATGACATGTTTTGATCTCTTTAATATATTTATTTTGTTCAAATAATAGCATTATGCTGATACCAGCGTTGTTGGTAACGGGTGTAACCCAGCCCCAATTTCTGTACTAATTAAATTGTTGTAGCCAGTTATTTGATCAATTGCATATGGATTGTAAAATGCTAGTGAGTGATATAAAACTGATGAACCAGCTACCCCATAAATTGCTCTCGTATCAACGCTTCCTATAGTACTAATACCTATTAAAGAGTTTATTATTACCAATGTACTATTAGATGTTAGTAATGAAAACCCATGAGAAGTTGTAGTTAAACTTGGTGTATTTGTTATATCACAGTCATTAACTAGTAATGTACCACCATTTATATCAATGGTTGCGGTGATTACAGAATCACTCATTTTCATATAGGTAGAGCCACTTATTATGATAGCATGAGCAGATGAAGTCACAGTATGTATCTTTTTTAAATATATATGTCCAGCAATCCCATTAATACAATGTGTTGTACCATCATGAGAAAATAAAGTAGATTCTATTTGTAATATAGAATTACTTCCAGTATTGTCAGCTTTTACCCCATACCCTGAACCAGTTACATGAATCATAACATCGCTTAGTTTTAATGACTGAGAGTTTATTCCAGTAAAGAATACCCCAATCCCGTTAGTTGGTGCAGTGATAGTTATGTTAGTAATGCTGAATACGTTCGATGTAATGATAGTTGAAGAACTATCAACTGTGATAGTTCCATATAATGTTACCGATCCAACAGTACCAGCACCAATGCCTGTTAAAAAAATACCACCCCTGGTTAATACAACATCTTCTGTTATATTACTTAATAACCATATAAATATTGGATTAGTAGAATCATTGTTTTTTAGTATTGCTGCATCCATTGCATCTGCAATCGTGTGGAATGGGTTACTCATAGATCCTGATGGATTCATTATGTTTGAGTTTGGATCAACGTAATATACATTACTTGGCGTATTATCAATCGAGTAGTCCTTTAAATCACTAATTTGTGATTCAGTAATACTAATACCAGTTGACTTGTTCCATGCAGTAAATACCGGATCAGTTTCAGTTGTTAAATATGTTTTTAAATCACTAATTTGTGATTCAGTAATACTAATACCAGTTGACTTGTTCCATGCAGTAAATACCGGATCAGTTTCAGTTGTTAAATATGTTTTTAAATCACTAATCTGTGATTCTGTGATGCTAACGCCGGTTGATTTATCCCATGCAGTAAATACTGGATCGGTTTCAGTTGTTAAATATGTTTTTAAATCACTAATCTGTGATTCAGTAATACTAATACCAGTTGACTTGTTCCATGCAGTAAATACCGGATCAGTTTCAGTTGTTAAATATGCGGTATCATTGTCAGAAATCCAACTTAAATTCCCCAATCCATCATTTGATAAAAACCCAACACTATTACTAGGGAATACAGATCCTATATCAGTTAAATATGGTAATGCTCTCCAATGTAATATACCATTACCAACTTTAATTTTATTATTCGTTGAATCATAAGATGGTTCGCCGTCTGCTAATATTGGATTATAAGTGTACCAGTTTTGATAGGTATCTCTTCTAAGTTTAATTTGTGCCATTCCGTAGTCCTTTAATTTACATAATTAGTTGATGCATTACCACCATCTATTTCCAATGCAATATCTTTAAATGCGGTTGTTTGTTCTGATCCATCTGGAAACCGTAAACTACCAGCTTCAGTGAATGAAAATAGTTTGTTATTTCCAGGGTTTGAAACCAATAAATCAATATTTCCACCAGTTTGTGTTAACAAAACACCATCTGGTCCTAATGTTAAATATGAATTCTCACCGGTTATAGTATTTTGATTAAAAGTAATATACCCAAGAGATGGCCCATCTGACCATGTTAACGAGGTGCCATTAGTTTTTAAATACTTTCCAGATTGATTAGTTTGTGATGGGATTATTATCGCACTGTATAATTCTGTAAAGTTTTGATTTACTTTCGTAAATGCAGTTCTTATTGGATCACCATGTTTATCATTAGCAGTTGTGCCTATATTAATTAGTTGCTGTGTCATTATCCTCTCCCAACTGCAATTTCTATAATACCAACTTCACCGGTATCTTTATTTTCCAATGCTTTTCCTATGATAGCCCCTAGTTTTGGATCTAATGCTTTTATCGCATACCCTGGTGAGTTGGAGGTTGTTAGTAGATCACCTTTTTTTATTCTACCAATTACTTTGCATGGAATACGTCCAGCCAATGCTATACAAACCTTTTCACCGGTTTGTTCGGTATTCATAACATATGCTGGGTTAGTGGTTACCACACCAGCCACCCGGGTGTCATTAACCATTGATGACACCGTTACTTCTTTATCGCCACCAAAAATTAAAACAGTACCTGGCGCATAAACCGTATCACCCTCATAATATTCCGCTAAATCTGCATATGTAGCATTCAATGTAGAACCAGTGGTTAATGTCCATGCTCCAGTAATTGTTCCACCCGTTGAAGTTGCACCGGTTGAAATACTAGTTGTTATTACATTCCCATTATGTACTGCATAAATTGTTTGGCAGTGAATATCACCAGATGCATCAGTTTTTACAATATGACTATCTGAGGAATTAGATGTACTAATAGGAATTACACTATATATATTATTTTTAGTATCAGTATTATCATATGCTACTGACATAATTCCATTTGAAGTAAATGGGGTGTGTGGTACAAATAATTTATCAACATAATATTTTGTTACTGATTGTTTTTCTGAAACAGCAGACGTACCAGCGCCAGCTAGTGGAGCTGGATGATCACTTAGGTACAACAGTCCAGTTAATGTATCACCACCTCTATACACCGCATCTTTACGTTGCATAGCTTCAGTAGATAGGTAATTACTTGTCAATGTTGAAATATAATCTGGATCAGTTGTTGGTGGGTATACTGGCTGAGGTCTTGTTTTTAATGCAGCGGTAACTGTATATTTACCAGCAATGTTATCAACGATATTACTAGCTACACCGGCTACATAATGATTTATTCCATAATTAACAGTTACTGGCAATTGATTAATAGTTGTAATAACACCTTCATCGATATGTGACCATATTTGATTAAATACATCAACTGTGACTGCACTAGGATCAGGTAGTCTACCGATTGGAAATAGATTTGCATTCATTGGCGTACTAAGTTCAGGTGAAGCATCACTCGCCAATCTTGCAATAATTGCTTGAGGGGATACTGAAATATCCAAATAACTATCATTAGCTTTTGCAAAAATTATACTGTTGTTACTAGATGTAAGAGTTCTTGCAGTTAATTTATGCAAAGTATGACTAGCCATTAATATTTGATCATTAGTATAGCTACTTGGTGCATCACTTAAATCAGTTATTCCGATTTTTCCAGCTATATTAAAAACTGCATATAATTCACTGAAGTTTGCATTAACTTTAGTGAACGATTCTCTAATACTATCACCAGAACCATCATTTCCTTGAGTTCCAGTGTTAATTATTCTTTGTGACATATAAAATACCTCATATTTAATGTATTTATCAAACGCATTTTATAATCTTAATGTAAATAATATTATGATTATAAAAACTGAATACATTACTACTGAACATACCAGAAAAAGTAAGTGTGGACATATACACGTTTATACTAGACGTAAAGAAGTCATTACATTATTATGCGATAATTGTGGTGAGATATTTAATCGGGATAGGGGATCAATGGATCCAAATAGATTAAACAATAATGTTTATCATGTGTGCAATAATTGTGATATGAAAAGGTTTGCACAATCAAAAGGTGTTGAAAATAAGAATTTTTGGAATTTACCAGCAAGTATTATAAAAACAATTGATCAATTATAAAAAATATAAATTGTATATTATATTTTATAAATAAAATGAGGAGAAAATTATGTTTGAATTTATTAAAAAATTATTTGGAATTAAGCAAGAAGAAATTGCAGTTGTTGAAGAAACCGCAAAAAAGGTTGTTAAGCGTGTGAAAAAAGTAGCAGATGTTAACAATGATAATGTTGTTAATTTAGAAGATGTGAAAGAAGTTAAAAGACGTGTTACTAAAAAAGTAAAAGAAGTAGCAGATCTGAATAAAGATGGGAAGGTTGATTTAGCCGATGTATCAGCAGCAGTTAAAAAAGTTACTAAAAAAACAAAAGTAGTTGACCCAGTTGTAGAACCACCTCTACCTAAAAAACGTGGTAGAAAACCGAAAGCAAAATGACTCAAAGGGGCTTATAGCCCCTTTTTTATATCGTGCCTTTTATTTTACCAAAAATAAATTCTTGTTTTGTAATCCAACGTGTTCTAACTACCAGGCGTTTATTCATACCAAGATCTTCAAGAACGTAATCTGTACTCGTACCTTGATATGCATATGTAAGCCACATTATTTTTTTCGATAAATCACATCTAGTTGGAAACCAAACAAATTTAAGTTTCCATTTAGCATTGTTATAAAACATCCAATCATTTACATTCATTGCTATTACGTTCGCTATTTCTTCTTCTACATTCATACATCAATACCAGTCTGGGACTTCACGACCGCGAACTTTTCCTGACCAACTTGCAATATTTTGCTTTTTTAGTTTATAGTAATTACGATATGACGCAATAACATCACCTTTAATAATGCATTCATCTGGCATTGCTGGTGTTGGTTCAGTAAATTGTTTGCTAGGGATATTCTTAGGCAAATTTTCAAATAGCATTTGGATCAATCCAGTATTCATGCACTTATGAATTTTACCATATCGATATGTATATTCATCGGATAAGTCCCATAATAATGTTGCCAAGTAAAAGTAATTCTCGGATGATTGTCTTACCCACACTGATGAAGGGTGGTTAACATGTGTTGCTTTATATAACACTGAATCCAACGCAGGATTATCTAGTGACCATCTTTTTCGTTTGCGTCCGTTGACGAGTTCGATAGTCTGAGTACCATCTATTACCCTATGTGCAGTTGACAATAACTGAGCTGATTCTAATATCATTTTGATACAATGTTTATCATTATGATATTGTGCACAAATTTTAGTATCATGATGTAAATAAAAGATATTCATATGTTGCCTCTAAGAAAACGCATATTTTATGTTAATTATGATTCGTTGTCAAGTGTGAGTTGTTTAATGTGATCTTTTAGCTCTTTAATTTCAGAAAGCATATCATGCATCATTATATATTCGGTATGCTGATGCTCTAACAAATGAGAAATGACTTTCATGGTCCAATACCACCAATTCATACAGATTATAAGCATTAGTGATACAACAATCCACCATATTGAAATATTATGAAGCCCAGAAAGCCAATCCCATCCAAAAATTAATAACACAACCCCAGTGAATACAACGGAACTTGCAACAAGCCACCAGCGCCGCTGTTGATTGATTTTATTCATATCATGAGTGTGTTGTTCAATTAAAATAGAAAATCGTATCATAAAGTATTTACCATTTATGATACGAATAATTTTAACCGACTTTTAATAGAATGATATCTTCGTTGATTCTACCATTCAATTTTGTATCAGTTGCATTAATATCTTCCAAAAATTTTCTCAATGCAATCTTACCGGCAGATTTGAATTCTTTAAGTTTCTCTTCTGGTTTACGTACAGTTTTTTGAATACTTTTATGTTCGTCAAACCCAATGAGCGAAGTTCCTTTAACGCCCAATGGCCCAGTCATGTCATCTGATATATATTTTCCAAGTTTGCGAGTTTTGGTATTGTAAATCCACAACTCCTTCGCACCAAGTACATCGGTTGGGTTTATCGAGACCAATTTTAATGGTTCAAATGTTTTCAAAAATTTTAGTTTTTCTACAATCTTATCCTTTGGGACTGCTTTTTTAGCACGTGGTTTTCTGGTGATTTTTGCTTCTTCCATTAGCATTGTACAGGCGGAATCAATTTCTTTATAGAATGACAATAGGTTAGTTAACTGTTTTTTGTTTCGATGTTTATAACCTTCTTTAAGGTCTTCATCCTTACCATCTAGCACTGCAGTTAATTCAGATAATCCAGATGAATAGTAATCTTTGATCACACGAGCGTGTGCTGCTTTAACTTCCTTCCCTTTTAGTAGGTTAATGATTTTAAACTGTTTTGGGTCAAATTTATCAGGCGTTTCCATCCATACTTCAATAGCATCTTCAATTTCTTCAGTCATTTTGAAAGTAGCTTCACGAACTCGTTCTTGAATACTAATTATTGGAGCACTTGGTTTAGACTCGGTTTCTTCATCAGATTCACTATCATTTTTACTGTCTTGGAGGACATTATTAATGGCATTTATTAACCAGGTTTTTGTATTAACCCCGTTATTGAAATCATCCCGTTGTTCTGGCATTCCTCTTGATAAACAACTGGCAATTGCACCCATTGTTGTACTAACTCGCCAATCTTTAGATTTTTTAAACTCAGATATTACATCTTTATCGTACCCATTTTCAGTCATCCAAGATATCACTGCTGGTTTAAGGTCTTTTCCACTAAATTGGATATTGTAATAATGCATGGCATTATGATAATGTTTTAAAAATTCAGTTGCCGATAATGATTCAGTATCATCCCACTTTGGACTCCAATCCTTATTCCGGTTTTCACGAATTGTTACACTAGTTATTTTAGCTTTTTTTGTTTTTTTAGCTACCTTTGCCATATAATTCCATTTATTCAGTTGTATTAGTTATTTGACTTGGTTTTTCAGGACGTGATGAACAGAACACACATTCAGGATCAGAACATTTATCCTCCAACCATTTATTACAGAGCTCACAGTAGTAAACGTCATACTTATTACTGTATTGACGTTCACTCCCGCAAGTAGAACAAAAGTTTTTAGATACTATGTCCACAATGATCTTCTTATTTTAATCAATCTGATGAGCATCTCGTCTTCTTCTTGTTCGTATTGTGCTTCAATATCTTGAAGTTTTTTATGTGATACATTCCGTTCAAGTTTCGAAGCAGGTGTTTCATTTTCAGTATCAAATATTGAAAGTATATCACCATCCTCACGATGTTTATCACATAATTCAGACCAACCACTTACCTCATATGGATCTGGACGATTTGGATACACTTCTTTCCACCATGTATACAATTCTTTAATTTCCATAGCAGCTAGTGCTTGAGGTGTTGGTTGTCCATATTCTGGATCATTTTTATCACACCATTCTTCATTAGTTAATTTTGAAGCCCAGTCTAAATAATCTAAACCAGCTTCCGGACAGCGCCAAGTTCTCCATCTAAAGAAATTAGTTCTCCACCAAGGAACGCAATACATATCACGTTTTTCTTTATCCCATATAACATTATGCCATGCTTGTTCAACCTCGACAAAATTTACAAGTTCATTGAACAAACATGGTAAGAAACGATAACCGACATCTTGCCAGTTTCCTGGCTTAATGTCATTAGGATGAGCAGTTAATGCATGGCTTTTGACCACCCAACGATTATTGATGTAATAACGGAAAGAATGGAACATGTTATATGGCCAATATACAAAATCTTGTAACTTGTGTAAACCTACCTCTGCCAGCCAATATCGTATCGGATGAGTTGTTTTTGCCGTTTTATGCCACTTTCTCCATTCACCAGCAGTACCGTATTCTGGTTTTGGTGTTCCAGACAGCCATTTGGCGAATTTTGAACATGACCAGTAATTTGCATATTGTGCCATATATTCCTCTTTATTATTTTACTAAAAATGGTTCTAAATTTGGTGGTGAAAAACTGGCTGGTTTTAAAACTTTTCCATCTTCACGTTTTTTAACCTTACCAGTCTCTGGATCGATTTTGCTCATATTAGACCGGATAACTTCATTCCATCCACCTTCTCCATCGAATCCAGCCGAATGAATTGCGCCAGCAATAACAACAATCATATCCAACAATGCATCTAACTGTTCGGTTTTATCATTGTCATCGATTGCAACTTGTAATTCATTAAATTCTTCTCTAATGAGGTTCAAGTATAGATTGTACTGTGCTTCGTTGAAATTGTCAACTGTTTGGTCTGATGCGACCATAAATGTTTCTTGATCTTTAAAAATATTTGTCATTTTAATTTCCTTATTGTTGTTTCTCTTCATTAAACCACCGTAGTATAAACCATGTGGCATCCTCTGGTATTTCAAACATCCATTGTTCACGATAGCCGTTAAAATTGCCTTTTAAATTTTCTGAACACCATGTTTTAATATTGGGTTCATGTAATGACCTAGCTATCGGATATGGAAGTTTTACTTGTGTCCAATCTGGGAAAGCTGTTTTAAATAACTCCCAAAAGATTTCTCTATCCATTTCTTCTTGAATTTCTTTTGCAAGAGTTTCAGACATCCAATCTTGTACTGGATCAATAGTCCAAGAAGCTTTTAATTTTCTAGGTGTAGCATTTATTGTTTTTGTTGTTATTTGAATTGTAGACATCCTTGTCCTTAAATACTTATTCTACTTTACCACCAAAGTCTCTTAACTTCCTAATAAAGTCCTTGCGCGTTCGATAATCGGATATAACAATAGTGCTTGTAGAAAATTCTGACTGATCAACCGCAATTTTTGAGTCTCTGAGACTATATCCAGTATACTCTCGAACTAGTTTGATAGCTGAAATAACAGAACCATTAGTTCGAATATTCCCTATACTAAATTTTACTTCAGATGCAGACGACCCTTCAATCATTCTAAAGAACACCCGACCTTTTACTTCTTCACCAAGTGCAACATTCATTGCTTCCCAAACTTCCATTGCTTTATCAGCCCCATAATGTCTGGTTAAACTTTTAACAAACATCACACCATCATTTACAACGTCTTCTAATGTCTCGCTCATATTTTTTTCACAGTGGATTACTTTTTAATACTATTAATGTAAATTCAACCGGGTCAACTTCTACTGTAAGACAATCTCCCCAGCGATGTTTTATAAACCGCACGTTATCACCATCTTGTCTCCAAATTCTTGTAGAGTTCAACATAAGTTTAAAGTATTGATCAATTACAACGGTATCATCAGATGATATTAAAACATTGTATCTAGCAAAATATTTCGAACCAAAACGATCAATTTCAGAATCTGCAATTTCATAATAAAGATTAGTCATCGTTGATGTTGAATTAATGGTCTTTGGTTTTCTTTTAAATGCCAATCAAATTCAGTTCTACAATCGGAACAGCATTTTTTATTCATTGATCTAAAATGAAGTAATGCCCCATTACATTTAGGGCATCTTTCCAATGGTTCTGAATGGTTCATTGTGGATCCACTTTATTAAGTTCAACTACGGTAGTTTCCGACACTGATGTGTCTTCCACCGGACCAATTTTTACATATGCAAAAACAATTACCAGCATAGTGATTGTTATCATCACAAATAGTGATACCAACACGTTTCTAATTAGCTCCATTGTTTAGTCCTCATCGGTGTTATCGTGGGTTTCGTTTACTTCTTTAACTGTAGATTCTATCCACAGCATAGCTCGTAAAAAGCCTTCTGCCTCAACCGTGTTGATAGTTAAGCCGTCTGCTTTAATACTTTCGTAAAAGTCTTTAGCACGTCTAACTTCCCACTCAATTGTTTCAGTTAAGTGTTCGTACTTTTCTTGCGCGATTCTATTTGGCTTTGAACATTTATTTGCTTCGCGTACAATTAAGCATTTAATCGTGTCTACAATTGTTTGGTCAAGATCTTCGGTAGCCATATGTTTCTCTTAGTGTGTTAAAATTGTATTATATCAAGTTGTTTAATAGATGTCAAGCAGATAATACCGATAAAAATCTGCAATTGGTATTCATTTCTGATGGGAACCATGTTTTTCCAGAATCCAATGATCTGCATAGATTATTATCTATAAGTTTGAACCGTATATATGAAAATTCATCATTTCTACCTAATGTTTCCCCCGCTAATAATGCTTCGTATACTTCTCTATCGTTAATAAATGACATAGTGTTCCTGTGTGTTAAGTTTTAATATATTATAGCAAGTATTGTAGATTTGTCAAGAGTTGTTAAAGAATTGTTTGAAGACACCTTCTAATGCATCGTGTAATTCATCTTCTAGTTTTTTAACTTCATCTTCAGATAAATCTAATGTAAATGGTAGTGTAATTGTTGACACAACTTTTTTACCATGTGTTTCAAATTTGTAATTTGCACCAGGAGTTTGGCATTTTGTTTTTGTTTCGATTAAATTAATTAAATCTCTCATTGTAGTTCCTTATTAACTACAATATTTATTGTTTACAACAGTTAAGCGTTGTGATATAATCAATTAACGGATAAATAAAGATGTAGTTCGCGGATGGCCGTCCCAACTACTCTAACATTAACAAGGAATGTCAGCATGAATATTTATACAATCTATACAGCCACTAATAAAATAAATGGAAAAAACTATATTGGGTTTGATTCAAAATGGCCTAAAAGAAAATACGAACATCATTATAATAGCACAGTTGGCTCATCAAATCAAGTATTCTATAATGCAATACGGAAATACGGATGGGATAATTTTGAATGGAACATAATTTATCAATCACATGATGCAGAACATACGTTAACGGTAATGGAAAATCATTTCATAAATGAATATCGTAGCTATATTCATTTTGAAAATAGTAATGGATATAACATGACATTAGGTGGAGAAGGAACAGTTGGTCATATACATACCCTGGAAACCAGAAATAACATTAGTAATGCATTATTAGGAAAAACAAAAGGAAAACCAAAACCGCCTAGATCAGCTGAACATTGTGCAAATATAAGTAAATCTAAACGAAATATTATTCCATGGAATAAAGGAAAAACTGGTCTATCTATCTGGAATAAAGGAAAAACTGGTATTTTTTCAGATGAACAACTACAAAATTTAAGAAACCATGCACTAGGGCGTGATAAAGGGAAAGTCTGGTATAATGATGGTATTAATGAATATTTTATATTTCCTCATCAAACATTAGATGCCTATATAAAAGGAAGAATAAAAAAATCTAGAAATATGAAATCTGTGAATTGTCCTCATTGTGGTATATCCGGTAGTGGTGGGAATATGACTAGATACCATTTTGATAATTGTAAAGACAATAAAAAGGGGACATAAAGTCCCCTTTCTGTTATTATTGATTTAGGTTATTCTAAATCTTTTTTCAACAATTTTGAAATTGCCATTACTTCGGTGTTCACAACACCCATTATAGCTAGAGCAGCCCAACCAAAGAATACGAAACCGTAATGTAATGGGGCTACAAATAATTCCTCCATAAACCAGAATGTGTGGCCCCATTCGTTCAGGCCAACATTTGGTAAGATCATGAAAGGACCGATAACCGCGATCAAATACATCAAATGTAAACCTTCTTGGTATGTAGGCAATCTTGTTTTTGCATACATGAAAGAAGCTGTACCAGTGATGATATAGATTGGGTATGACAAGTAGAACTCGATGATGTGACTTGGAGTAAAGTCAGTATCACGAACGATAGTTTGGTGCCATGTACCGTCTTGCTCTGTGAAGTAAGAAGCACCCCAGTAGATAGCCCAGCCGTAGCAAACCAACCATGTCCAGTGAGTAAAATGTCTTCTCAACTCTTCACGTGGAGTGATTGACATAACTTTACGGTCACGAGTTTTCCAAATGTAACCATTGATACCAGCGAACAATACAACTTCCGCTACGATTTCAATGTACAACATGTTCATCCAGTATGTTTCGAACTCTGGTGCAAACGAGTCAAGACCAGCTGACCAGCCATAAACACCTTCGTACCAACGAATGAATGAATAGAATACCAAATAGAGCATCATACCAGCCCATAGATTTACTTTATTTAACAACGGTGCAGCAGATGCATCGCTTTTTACGTTTTCAGATATAGCAGCCATTTTATACCTCCTAATAGGTGTTATTGACTTTTAAATTCGGTTTAACGCCCGTTAAACCAGCTCGCGGGAGATAGAGCTACAACAACTGTTTAGTAGTTGATGTAAATATTATATATCAGTGTGTCATGTTTGTCAACATTATTTATAATTCCTGAGTAAAATACTACAGTTTTTCTCCAGGAATGAATCCACGAAATCTTCTAAATCGTGGGAATCGTAGGCTATAAGTATCATCACGGTTTTTAGTTATTGCATCGGCCCTGACTTCAACCAATTCATTAATAATTGTGTGACGGGACTCCCATATATCAGATCGAAGCTTATCACTGAAACCACTACCCACATTAACCATGATTTCCTTTTCATCATCGATACCGTCACATACCAGCGCACCTGTGGTTCCTTCATACTTACCCGTTCCTTCTTCAACGCTTACTATTCGTAAAGTTACTTCGATAAATGGTTTAAGTTTTAACCAAGCAACTGATCTATCACAGACATATGGTGCAGTGGGATCTTTGATCATTATCCCTTCATATCCACCATCAATCGCAGTTTGGTTGATTTCAAGGTATCTATTATAACCATCAGATGTATCTAAATCAACCAATTCCTGTTTTACTACTCTCACATTAAGCAGTTGTAGGAAAATCTTATCTTCAAACCAATATTTCAGATTAGTTGAACGTTGATGTTGTGAAACTTTGTATGAACCTTTTTCAAAATCTGCTAATGGAATCATATCAAATAGGTAAAGGATTGCATCATTGGTTGATACATTTTCCTTACGATTTACCTGAGTCATCAGATCTTGGAATGATGAACTCATAATTTCACCATCAAATACGGTGGGTTCTGTAAGAGTATTAGCTACAAATGAAAATTGTTGTTTAACTTGTTCAAAGTTTAATAACTCTTTACCATTACGACTATACTGGTCAACACGCCCGTTAGGATAGACAACGGTAAGAACACGAACCCCATCAAGTTTAACTTCGAGAAGTTTCTTTCCTGATACTTTAGACTCGTGATTAGCACTATCATGGGCAAGCTGGCAACTAAAAACAGGAATAGTGTAAGTAGCATGTTTCTTTACTACCTTATTAATAGTTTTTACACTGGTACCACATCGTAGGTCTTTGATCAAGATTCTACGATACCAATTATTCCACTGTTCTTTAGTGGATTTGGCCATTAACTCTTTTATGGTGTCTCTAGCAAGATTGCCAGTACATGAACGATCAATAAAAGTAGAAACAGTGTTAAAAAAATCATCCCAAGCAAGTCCAGGTCCGTCTTCATCGGTTTTCTCCTCAATTTGTTTAAGACCAAATGTAGTGGTAGCACTTAGTGCTAGCTTACACCCATGAAAGAAAATATCATTTGATGCTTCTGATTCACGTTTTATAACAGACTCTTTAAATAATCTACTATTATCCGATTCCAATTCTTTAATTATTTCATGCGGTAAGTTCATTATTCATCCTTTAGTATTTTTTCAAACCATTCCATTATTTCGTAATCTTTATAATTACTTGATATTTTTATTAGGTGTGGTCTTAACAATTCATGTTGCAATGCGGTTATATCTTTATTATTGAAATTCCATGAAGATGTATTAAAAGCATTTGCAAAATATAATTGTTCAAACTTTTCTGATAAAGATAACCTAACCGATGGTGTTAATCGTACACCCCAATATACAACAGATGCAATTGCAAATGCCTGTTCTGCCGTCATATGGACACCATTCCAACATGCTAACCATGTTGCATGATGTTCATTATAATACAGTACTGGTTTTACATCTATGCGGCTCCAGGTTTCTGCTTGAAAGATATCAATACTCATTAGTTGCTCTCCAATCAATTGCAGTTTTTTCACTAATCATTTGATTATATAGATCAACCGATGGTTTATATCCATAAATTACATATTTAACTAATCGACTAGAGATATTTTTTCTTACAGTATCATCCGTAAGTCTTATAGTTTTTGTTCGTAAATCAGCAGCAGTCTGTTCACCCAACATAGTGGTATCACCATCAGTTACCAATTGACATATTGTAAAATCAAAATGGTTAAGTAGATCAGTAACATTATCAAATATAACATTACGAATTAACTGAACTGTATGGATCTCTGTATTATATTCGATTTTAAATGTATCTGCATTAATAGTTGAAATAACATCTTCAGTTAATGCACTAAGTTGGTTGTATACAGTTGAATACTGTGTTATAGATGATACCCATATATCCCAATCAGACAGTTTTATTGGCTCATTGGTATATATTTTCCTAACGATACCACCGGCTAACCAGGGCCCATTATTAATATCGAGATCCAAATATGTTGCTAGCTTCTTACCAAATAAATCTTTGATAACCGGTTTTTTTGTAATTGGTGTTGGAATATTTTCCAATGTTTCAACACCAAGTTTTGTGTTTTTTGTAAATAGTTTTGTAAAATCCATTTTATTATTACCAAATTACCGTTTAGTTACAATCTCATCGCACAATCCATAAGCAAGGGCTTCTTGGGCACTCATAAATGTATCACGATCCATATCACGTTCAAAATCCTCATACGTTTTACCGGCAGTATTGTGTTCAACGTATAACTGGGTAAGGATTTGTTTCATCTTTGTGATTTCTTTGTATTGAATTTCAATATCACTTTGCATTCCACGTGCACCACCGCTTGGTTGATGAATCATGTGACGGGCGTATGGCAGCATATATCGTTTACCTGGTGTTCCAGCTTGTGCTAAAAAACTACCCATTGAACAAGCTTGTCCCATAACAATAGTTGAAACATCTGGTTTAATAAATTGCATGGTATCGTAGATTGCCATACCTGCAGTAATCACACCACCAGGGCTATTAATATAAAACTGGATATCTTCATTGCCTTGGCTTTCCAAGAATAAAAACTGTGCTACCAAGATACTTGCCGAATGTTCATTCACATCGGTATCTAGCATTACTATACGGTCTTTGAGTAATCGACTGTAAATATCGTATGAACGTTCGCCACGTGCTTCTTGCTCTACGACCATAGGGATTAATGACGGCATTTGTTGTTTCCTCATGTGTTAAAATTGTGTGTATTATAGGCTAAAAGCTTACGCTTGTCAACTATTATTTGTGATCATCTATTTCTTGATCGGATAAATCTTCGTATTCAGATAATTTTTTTCGAAGAATCCGAATGGTTTCTTCTAATGATTCAATATGATCTGCAACATGGCCAAAAAATTCATTCGAATTCCATGAAGTCATTCTTATCATGCTACTAATACTTTTTGCGTCCTCCATTTAAACCTCCAATAAAATATTTGGGTTCCAACCAGTATTTTCATGGTATGAATCGCCCTCGTAACCTCTCGGGTTGCATACTATTCTGGTTTCACCAAGTTTATAATCAAGTACCTCATGGGTATGTCCATGAACCCACAATGCTATATTTGGATTATCTAATATAAACTTAGATAGATCACTATGATATCCACCATTCATTTCATATTGGTCTGCATATTTGTCTACGATACTCAAATAACTAGGTGAGTGGTGAGTTGCTATTACAATCTTTTTATCTGATGGGGCATTTTCAACCATCATTTCGATATAATCCATGCTTTTATGATGTCTATCGATGGTGTCAGTCATCTGCAACTTTCTATAGCCTTTATGATCATTCTTTATAAGAGCATAATCATTCATCATGAAAGGAAGTTGATACATTGTTAGTGGGTCACCTTTATGTGCATCGGTCCATAGTGTTGCTCCGATGAAGATGATATCATCTATAGTCACGGATGCATTTTCAAGGAAGTGTACATTCGGATATCTTGAGCACTCATCTTTTAAATATTCTAATCCAGCATGAAATTTACCTTGGTAAAATTCATGATTACCAGCAACATAGATAACATGTTTAAATTCATCAGAGCATTCTTTAAGAAATTCTCTAAAACGCCATGCTTTTAGTTGTCTACTTGAATTATATATTTGTTCGGTAGAATCAGCTGGATAGTCATGTAATATTTCTGACATAAGTATATCACCAGACAATATTAACACATCGGCTTCTTGCGAATTAGTCAGTGTAATTGGACTGAATTCCATATGTAAATCGCTAACAACTGTTATTTTCATTTTAGAGCCTATAAATTACTCGTCCCTTATTCAAATCATAAGGACTTACTTCTATTTTTACTTTATCCCCTTGGATAACTCTGATTTTGTGTTGTTTTAGTTTGCCTCCTAGATAACAAACTAAAACATGATCGGTATTTTCAACCTGTACTTTAAACATATTACCTGGTAATACGTCATTGACCATCCCGGTCATTTCTATCATATCTTCTTTACTCATTTTTTCGGATTACTAATCCTTCATTCTCCACTTTAATTGTTAAGGTATCACCAGGTTTCCATCCCATTGATGTGCGAATTTCTTCTGGTATGTTCATAAGAACATTTTCGAGGTCATTTGGGATATCTTCAAATATTTCTTCTACATTATAAGTAACCATCGTCTTTCCTCGGAATTGCTACCCAACCCATTTTTTTGAGGTCAGCTTTAATTTCTGCAGTAATGAATCCTTCGCCAACATAACCAGATTGGTCTGGGCCATCACCGCGTATACCAGAACAATACCAGTCAATATAATCACCAGTTTCTAAAATATCAGCAACAATGCCACCAGCATAACGCCAACTGCAAGACCAATATTCTTCTTTTAGAATATCCCAGGTATTTTCTGGTTCGATAAACTCATTATTACACAATGCCGCATATAGGTTTTGTGAATATGTATCAGACTGCTTTGCCTTTTCTACAATCCAATCTGTAGATCGCAAATCATATTCTAAATTATGTTTTTGCCACTCTGGGTCATTTTCAAGTTCTATTTTTCGTTGATCCCTAGCCAGAAGATGACTAAAATAGTCATCGGTTTCTGGATCTGTATTAGTTTCTTCTAATGCTTTTAATCTGATGTTTTTGTGAAATGAGCCCCTTTCAGGACTCTTGCTTAATTTACTCATTCATGAAATCTTCCTTGGAAACAATGGCGCATTTCATGGCCGATTGTCCACATATTTACCTGTTTTGGAGTCAAAACTCGACAAACATCTTCGCCTTTAGTATTTTTAAACCAAAACGAACATGCATCAATTTTATATCCATACCCACCATTACCATATTTACGACTAGCAGCTTCACATGCTTCTTGTATATTATCAACTTGTTCCCAAACCATAATGGTTTTATTCGTGAAATTATCATATGTTGAAAAATTTTCATATGGAGTTTCTGCGAATGCTGCGGAAATAGATAACAATAAAAGTAGTAAAATTCTCATAATATGCCCTAATGTAATATGATCGGTATAGACGGGAGGATTTGAACCTCCAAAGGCACCACTATGGGTTAGCCCATTCCTACCCTATATTGAGCAGAGGTATACCTGTTCCCATCACGTCTATGTTACATATTATATTACATTAGTTATACAAGTCAAGCATTTTCTAAGAAATTTCTAACCCATTGCAATCTATCTTGTTCACACAATGCAGTAAATTCATCGATATTCGCCTGAATATGGTCAATAAGTGGATAGTATTCAAACATATTTATCAACAAATGAATAGTATTCTGATAAATATATTATCACAGAAAAGGAAAAATATTAATGGAATACTGTACTTACCTAACCACATACTATGGGGCGAAAATGCCGATGTTTTACATCGGACGGTCTACCGTAAAAAATATTCAAAACGGATATCACGGTTCTGTATCCAGCAAACTTTACAAGCAGATTTGGTTAGATGAACTTGAACAAAATCCTCACCTTTTCAAAACTAAAATAATAACAGTTCATGCTACTAAACAAGAATCAGCAGAACAAGAAGAATACTTTCATAAAAAACAACAAGTTCATAAAAATCCATTATATATCAATCAAGCAACTGGTGCTGGAACTTTTCACACCGATATTTGCGGGAAGAAAAATCCATGGTATGGAAAATCACGTAGCGGTGAACTTAATCCTATGTACGGTAAAACACATAAAGATAGTACAAAAAAGAAAATGAGTACCAGCGGCAAGGGCAAGCATTCTCACCCTAAAACAAATGAATTCAAGCAAACTATGAGAGACCATTATTCTGGGAAATCTTATGAGGAAAGGTTTGGTGTTGAATATGCGGCAGAGATAAAGGCTAAACAGAGCAAGCCTAAATCACCAGATCACATAAAGAAAATTAAAGAAAACCCATATCACGCAAACCGCCCAAAGTTAAGATGTTCACACTGTTCTATAGAAGTGAGCGCGAGCAATCTTAAACGATGGCACGGCGATAACTGTAAGCTATTCAAGGAACTTGCGAACCCACGCTAATCTTTCTTGTTCAGTTTTTGCCGTATACTCATTAATGTTATCACGAATAGCAGAAAGCAACGGATAATACTCTTCATCAATCTGTTGCTTAAAATCATCACGCATGATTTTGTCTATTTTTAGGTTTCTGGCTAACCACTTGCTTGTTAAGTAATATGGTGATTTTATTTTAGCACTAATTCCATTGTTAGTGTAAAACACAAACCCTTCATGTTTTACACATTTTACGATTTTTAATAGTGTTCCAATAGTTAATTGATGAAATTTTACTTCATGGCATTGAAACTGTTTTGATAACAGATACAATTCGCCAGGTTCAACCATTATTTTACTGTTCCAGTAATTTTCACGATAACCCAATAGGTGCATACCAACTTCTTCTGGTATGATATGTGGATCATTTGGATGTACACATTCAAACATAAAGGTAAATCCTTTCCAGTTTTTACAAACTTCACGGTACACTTCACGATCTATCAATTCCAATGCCATTTTTACATAGTCAGAATCAGTTGACCCAGTAGTTGATACCAAGATATCATCATTGTACCAAGTTATAGCAACCATAAAGCCATTAACTTTACGAAATGCTGATACTATGACAGAATCATCTAAAATTGGAGCACGTTTTTCGATACCATAGTTATAAATCTTAGTAAATGGACGTGAAACAATGTTGTAATCGTCATCAACCAATGTTCCACGACATTCTTCTAAATATTCATTCCATAAGTTGTCATAAAACACTTTTTTCTTGTATTTTAATACATATACTCCTGGATATGAAGTTTCTTTACGTGAAACTAAGTTTGGATTATTTTCTACAAAGTGTTTTATGTCTTGGTTAACTAAAAAAGTCATTATTTCCACCCATGTAATCTAATCTCACCTGTTAAGGCATCTGTTACGATATCATCTAATAATGATACCACGTTTCCAGTAGCATCGAACCCAACATCACGAACTCTACAATGAGTCAATCCGCTAGGATTACCATGTAAGTGGCCGTGCAACATCACTGACCCTCTATGACATTGATTCCACTCTGAAATTGGATAATGCATCATACAAATTTTATGACCATTATGATTAATTTCAAGATATTTGTGAATAGCCTCAAAGCAATTACGAAATTCAGCATTTTCAACTAATTTATTATCATGGTTTCCTTCAATAAGGATCTTACGACCATTCAATCGTTGAACATACGCTGCTGCTTTTGATGGTTTACAGAATGCAACATCACCAAGGATATAAATTAAGTCATCTGGTGATACATTTTCATTCCATATCCTAACCATTTCTTCATTCATATGATTTGCATCATTGAATTTTCTGGTGTCAGGGTTAAATTTCAAAATATTAGCGTGATCAAAATGTAGTCAAAGGTCTGACGTTATAAAAACTTTCATCAGACTACCTCCTTACTCATTACGAGTGATAAACAATGTTGATGTTCTACCCAAATACCATTAAATTGGGTAATCTTTTTATATAATGTGTGTATTATACTTTGTTTTTCTTCATCTGTCAACTTTCTATCATTAAATCCCTTCGATATATTTTCGGAATGTGAGATAAATTGTAAATTTACTGGATGGCGTAAAAGTTGGTATGGTATATTGAATTCAAATCCAAGTTTTCTTGGTACGATATGATCTCGAACCCATCCCTTTGTGTTTTTATTACTAAATATACCAAACATTTTTAAATTTGATAATGCATTTTCGTCAAAAAAATCAATCATTGAGCAAATCCAATTCGAGTTAATATAATAAGTTTTATATGGATTTATATTGTCTAATGGTGTCCAGTGACCTAACTCTTCCATTTTTTGTCTAAAATTTATCTTATACTCATCAGTCCATTTTTCTTTTGACTTAATACCAATCAATTTCTTAGAATGTTCAGTATGAGGGTGACTATAACTGTCAGATGATCTATGTTGATGCATAGATTTAATTCGTTCTTCTGAAAATTTAATACCTCGGTTAGATTTTCCACATTTATATGCATAAGCTGGATTGGTTTTAAACTGGTTAGTCTTTGATTCGGATTGTATTTTTCGTTGTTCGTCAGACCATTTATTAGCAAAATTTGGATTATTTTGTCCACTCATCATGGTTGAGTATGTTCTTCTACGTTCGTCAGTCCATTCTGATACATATGATGTTTTATCAGCTCTTTTGCATTCAACTGAACAATAATGTTTTTTTGTTGTTATTTTTATTCGTTTTGTAAAAAGGATATTGCAATTTTCACACTGCACTTCACCAATATATGATTTAGTTTCCATAATATTTCACCTCGATGTATTTATCAAAGTTAAATATTATATTATAAGTGTAGATCTGATGTTATCCATGTATTCATTGTTTTAAGTCTCGTATTCGGTCCATAGCGAAGATATAAACATGTTTAAATTCATCACCAGTAGGACAAGATGTTGTTAAATCTGCTAAATTATTACATATATCTGAACATTCGTCAATAGTTTTATTGCGTAGTTCAGTCATTAATCTGGCTAATTCTTGTTTATTGAAAACATAACCATGTTCCCGTTCAAAGAATGAATCTAAGTCATTCAATATGCTCATAATTACTCCATTTTTCTACAAATTGATTAAATTCATCTACTGTCATAAAATGTAACGTTTCAACACCAGATCTGTAGGCATAATATGGATTTAGCATTCCATTAAACCGCTGTAGTTCACTGTATGTCATAGACACTGCCGTATTATATGCACCATGTGAAACTTTATCAATATATTTTTGAAATTTTATCCAGTAATCTGGCTGTGATTTATCTGTAAATTCTATTTTGACACCGTACATTTGATTTCCTTAAATTTTTAACATATCTTCATATGTATAGTTTCGTTCAGTATAACGAGACGGGATTTTTAAGAAAGTGTCTTTTAAATCACCATCTCGTCTTGGTAAAATTCTTACTTCAAAGTCAACATTATTGACTTTTTTGAAAATATTGATGATTTCCATAACCGATTTTGGATCACCATATGCCAAATTTTCAATATTTGATGATGGGGTATCAATCGCCTTAATTAATCCCCTACATATATCGTTTACATGGATATATTCTCGGATACAGGTCCCATCAATTGTATCATAATCATCACCATATAAATTCAAATACCCACGTTCAACCGCTTTTAGTAAATTGTAATGCAATCCATCAGGATTGGTTGGTTCAAATCCATCAGAGCCAACTACATTGTAGAATCTAAAAATTGTATGTACTGGTGCCAGATCTCGAACAATATCCTCCGCAACTCTCTTTGATAGTGCATACGGGGATAGTGGATATTCAGCTGCACCCGTAGATGCAAAAATAAAATTATCATACGTAGTTTTTTTCATCAAATTCATAGTACCAATAATGTTGGTATCATAATAATTTGCTGGTTGTTGAACAGATTCACCAACTTTAACTAACGCTGCTAAGTGAATAATTGTATCATAATGATTTTTTATGTCAATCGATCTTATATCACTATGATTATTATTACATTTTATATCCATTCCAATTATATCAATATCTGTTATATCGGCCATCATTTTTTTAAGATGTTGACCGATATATCCCTTACTGCCAGTTATTAAAATCCGTTTCATTTAACTTTTCCATATTTCATCAAATCCTTCATCTAATGAAGGCGGTTCATACATACATTTCATCTTGTCAATGGTTCTTTTTGAAATATGTTTTCCTAGGCGCGATTTTAATCGTGAATACAATTCATCATCACCAAGTATTTTAAAAACAACCGCTATTTTGTAATGATTTTTAAACAAATTAAGTTTTTTCTTTCTACCTTTCGTAGTTACATTTGTTTGATCAATAATAACATCTTTATCTGATGTAATTGCATTTTTTATGTCACGTTTTACTAATTTTTCTGCTGTTTTGATGTAATCTCGGTAAACATCATTGTATGTTTTACCAATACTAGTAGCATATGCTTCAATATGATTATCACTACTGATAACAATCGCATCTTTCAACCATGGTTGATTTTTTATCCAGGTGCTTTTACCGGACCCTGGTATTCCAACTAGAATATATATTTTTTTCATAATTCCCATCTACGATATTATCGAGACTACTACACTATCGCGAACAACGAGTGCATACTCATCCCGATTTATTTTTCCGTTTTTCATAAACTTTATAGCGTTTTTAGTTTTTTCATCCATAATCTCGTTAGAAATTTCGGCAATATCAAGACCTTTAACTCGCTCCAGATATCTAATAATAGCATGTTCTGAAAGAATCGGTTCTTTAACTGATTTTGGATTAGTTAATTCTTCATATCGAGCTCGGAGGGTTTTATATTTCGAATTAATTTTAGCCAATTCAGATTGGTTATCCGTGATTTCTTTATTAATTACATCTCGCCGTGCCTCTAACTTTGCAAGTTGGGTGTTAAGACTTTTTATTTCTGCAGCAATAGTATGAGTAGACATGTTAAACCTTAATTAATTTTAAATTTAAATTATACTACATAGAATTCAGATTGTCAATAAATAGTTTTATGAATACACTAATAAAACCATTAGAACCTAAAGAAATTATCAAAAGATTGAAGCAATCTGCTAAAAAACGTGGGATTGAATTTAATTTGAATGAAGGTGAGTAGAGTGATGGTTTACAAGTTTAGTTGAGTTTGCATAAATACATCATACGGTGTTAGTCACAGATTGCCGTCTCACTAACTCTAATCATTCTTTCATTAATTACAGGAACTAATATGACCAGCAATACTATTTATACCCCATTTACTTATTGTATTACATTTACAATAACTGGACAGAAATATTACGGTGTTCGATATGCAAAAAACTGTCACCCCATGCAATTATGGACAACATACTTTACATCATCTGTTATCATTAAAAATTTAATTAATTTATATGGGAAAGATGCATTTTTGTACGAAATACGAAAAACATTTTCTTCTGCAAACGACTCTCGTAAGTATGAACATAAATTCTTATCAAAAATAAATGCTGCAAGAAATCCAAACTGGTTAAATTCATCAAATGGCAGTGGTAAATTTCATTGTACTCCAGAAAGTTCAGCGAAAGCTGGCTTAAAACATAGAGGAAAAACAATTTCGGTTGAAACAAGAGAAAAGATAAGCAAGTCATCCAAAGGAAGACCGAGTTCAAGAAAGGGGAAAAGTGGAGTAGTATCTGATGAAGCTAAATTAAAGATTTCGGCGGCGTTGAAAGGCATTTCAAAACCTTCAAAAATATTGTGTTGTCCATATTGTTTATCAGAGATTAAAGGTGCATCAAACGCTAAAAGATGGCATTTTGAAAATTGCAAAAAACACCCTAACTATATAAAACCGGTAGCATTACAAAAACCAATAATTCATTGTCCATTTTGTAATGCAGCCAGTTCTAATAGATTAAGTATGCAACGATGGCATTTTGAAAATTGCACAAATAAATAGTTTGGATAACTACTCACTGTTTTTAATTTTATCGAACAGTTCTTGTTGTTCTTTTTTATATCTACGATACTGGTATTCTAAAGTTTTATATACAACAAAATATAAAAACATACCAATTGCATACATAACAACAAATATTGCCAATGGCAAAGCATACTCATTAGGTAAGAAAGCTAGTGACCATCCTATAACCAGTACGATTATAGATAAAACTGTAATCCAGTTGGTATCTTTAAACAACCATTGTATAAAATACCATAGTTCTTTAATTTTGTGTTTCATTCTATTGCCCAAGATAAAATAAGGTTATCAACAACAGTAGCGGCTAATTTACCATCGTATTGCCCTGCATATTGTGCTTTTAATGCCTTTATTGCAGCTGGCTTACCACCTTCTTGAACATGTGGAATAATAAATGCTTCAATTTCTGCAGCAGTTAATTGTTTTGGCATGTAAACTTCAAGAATGCCTTTTTCAGTTTGATATAATGAAATATCAATACCTTTAGCAGTACCAACCGTAATACATTTGTCTAAATTCTTATCGAATTTCTTAATAACTGCAGAAACTTCGGCATCGGTTGATTCGCGTTTCCCATCATTCAACCCAACATTGGCAGCTTCGCTATATAAAGTAGTTAATAGAGAAATTGCAGTTTTTGCAGTACCTTCTTTTCGTAAGGCAAATAAATCAGTTTTAATTTTAGCTAGTAATGTCATTGTTTTTACCTTCTCTGTGTGTGTTGATCCAATTTACAGCTTCTTCAGCCAATGATGAATCTAGATTCGCGCCGACTATTACATCGGAAATAATATTACCAATTTCTATTAAATCAGGTTGGTATAACCCACAACCATTTTCTAATAAAACTTCGTTAATTTTGTCAAGTGTTTGTTCTATATATGCCATAATCTTTTTAAATGAAAAGGGGGCCGAAGCCCCCAGTTGTTTAAACCGCGTATCGATCAACCATTACAGTTTTTAACATGATACCTTCTGGTGTGAAGTCACTCATGTCTGCCGCCAATAATGCTTTAACAATAGCTGGGCTGAAGCCAGAAACCATAGCTGCACCTGATTTGTCAGATTTAACTGGTACATTGTCAGATGAATTAATGTTCCAGAACACAATTTGTGGAACAGTGTAACCTGCTGCCGCATATTTGCGTTCAATCATTTGAATTGCACTATCATCGTAATGACTGCAGCAATTAAATTGCATGTCAGACATTATCAACAACATTTCTGGCATTTCAGCTTGTGGAACATCAAACTTAGTTGCTACATCTAAAATTAAATCAAATGCAGCGTGTAAGTTGGTACTCATACCCCATGCAGATTTAACCATTTGAGTTGCTTTTTCTACAACGTTGCCGCGTAATGTCAACAATTCTGGTTTTTCATTAAACGTGATAAAAGTATCTTTAAATTTACCAGTGTTTTTATCAGCTAAGTATAAACCTAGTGATACTGCAACATCCATGCAAGTTACCTCTGATTTAGAAGTATGCCCACCTGCACGACAGGACATTGAGCCACTAACATCAACCAATGGTAAGATATTAGCATCACCAACAAAGTTTGGTAAAGCATCCCATTGTGCAACGATATGATCTTTTTCAGTTCTATCGAAGCCATAGCTACCAACACCTTTAAGAACATCGTATGGGAATACTGCACCAGCATTTACTTTCACACCAGCTTCACCTTTTACCAAAGCTTGAACATATTCGGCAAACTTTGGAGTATGGCGGTTAAATGCTTTTTTATAGCGAGAACTTGCCAATGATGGCACATGGTTAAAGTTAATGTTATCCCAGTCATTCGCACACATTTGAGTTTCAACAACAGAAGTTAAAGAAACTAAAGTTTTACGGTATTGTTTTGGACTCCAACCTAAAAACTTACGAAATTCAACTGCTACATCCCCTTTACGAGGTGTCCATTTAGCAGCTAACCCGTTGCCATCAGTCAGTGCATTTTTCAACATTGTGAAAGCTTCAGTTTTCATTTCTTGAGTTTTGAACACAAAAATGTCATCCCAACGGCCCAATTCAGGCACTTTAGATAATAATACTTTTGCAGCATCGATATCAACAGTTTCTAAATGAGCTAAAATGTCTCTGAAAACTTTACGTTCGCCAGAACCGCCGCGAGCATCACGTGCCCATAATGCAATACGCATTGCCAAGTCTTTATCTTCAACATATGCTGCTGTAAAAGCAGGAATAATGTCTTTACCACGGCTTGCACCGACATTGTAGAAAAAATCTACAGCTTTGTTAGTGGTTGATTTACGTGCTTTCATACCATTTGTGGTACGAGCTTCTTGATTTTCTACTGCTTCTACGAATGTAGTCATTGTGTTATCTCCTATGTCAGGTTAGTGTGTTAATTTGGTTTGCTGTTTACTAAACTATAAGTGTGTATTATAGCAGATTTAATTTGTTTGTCAAGTTTTTTATTGAAGCTGCAACCATGTCTTTAATATAATCATCGTAATCATCTGGGTGAACATATTCATCCCGTCCATCAACAGTCATCCAGTATCGATAATCATCCAACGGAAATACGCATGTTTCTTGAAGTTCATGGGCATAAATTGTTGTAGCATTGCTGAGGACTGCCCCTAATTCATATTCATCATTCATATTCAATCTCAATATAAATATCATGTCATATGGTCTCTTAGGTCTTACTACTGCGAATTCAGTATATTTTGGGATCATAAATTTAATAAAAACCAAGTTGCATGTGCGTCATCGTTAAAAGTTATTTGATACTTATCAATAATTTTAGATTTCTTACCTTTGTATACTTCTTTAACATAAGAATATGAAGAATAATAACCACACTCAGTTGCTTTTTCAATCAACAAAAAATTTTGGTCAAGTGTAATAGTAATAGTTTTCATAGTAATTATCAAGTTAAACAGGATGGCCGGAAGGATGTATTTTATTTTCTGGTTGTCATCTACCACTTGGGGACTTGATCCACAACCCTATCTGATTTAGTCTAATCAGCAAACATTCATTTTCTAATGACAATATCTATCTTTCGCGTTAGAAGCTATCTAGATTTCTTCTAGAAATATCCGATTGATGTAAACATCACCGGAGAATAGGTTGTAATATGCAGAAACCATCCTAAAAAAGTAACAGGCTAGTGTTTGTTGAAGGTTTATACTGGCTCTTCCTTCCAGTTCGACTAGCAGTATGTTCGCCAGTCCATCCATTATAATAAATTGGATTGCTGTATCTAGCCTAAATATTAGCGGAATAGGGGTTGCCATTTGTTTCGCTTCTAATAGCAAAGAAGTGTTTCTGGAGCGGGTATTAGCCGCGAAATTGTTGCTGTATCTATTCCCAAATTTGTTATTCTAAGATACCAATGATATCGTGTTCATGCATTACAATATAATCAATACCGTCTACTTTAATTTCAATACCAGTGCCTTTTGCATATAACACGGTATCACCAACTTTGACGAGCATAGGTCTTGTTTGACCATTATCAAGTTGTTTTCCATCACCAACTGCAAAAACTTTACCGGTTACTGATTTTTCAGTAACATCACTAGCAATTATTAATCCAGATGCAGTAGTTTTCTTGTCAGTGTTTTTTTCAACCATAACTCTATCATTTAACACTTGTAAAGTCATTATTCAGTCCTATTGATAATATGATACCCAAATTGTGTTTGTACTGGTTCACTTAGATCACCAATTGCTAATCCAAATGAAACATCTTCAAATGGTTGAACCATTTGGCCACGGCGAAATGATCCAAGATCACCACCATTTTTTCCACTAGGGCATTTACTATGCGATCTTGCTAGTAATTCAAAATCCTCGCCTTCATTGATTTGTTTAATCAAATTTTGTGCTTCATCTAGTGATCCTACTAAAATATGTCTTGCTCTTACTGTTGTCATACATTCCTTTATTGTTAAATCAAAACAGGATACGTGTTTTTAGCCTGGCGCTCTCCCATCTGAGCTACATTTCTATTGAAATGGTAGGACTTGAACCTACGACATCTAGGGTATATAAACTTGCTGAATGTATCCTAAAAATTAGCAGGGTCACTGTATTATACTGGCATACAACCATTATACTTCTAGACGGAATCGAACCGTTCCACCAGTTTGGCTTAATATAAAATGCTGAACTGACCCTAAATTTGGAAGCGGGAGTTGGATTTGAACCAACGACCTCTGGGTTATGAGCCCAGCCATCTACCACTGATATACCCCGCGATAATTCTTGTTATAACTGATACTATAGTAGATGTATATTTGATCTATGATCGCTATTATTATATGTAATAGCATCAGTTATTTTTAGTAGTATACTTGATAATATTTTAGTTGTCAAGTATTTAAAACAGGCTCATTTTTTCTTGTTTGCAATAAGATTATGTTATGCTGAATTGAGCCTAAAATTTGGAGCGGACTACGAGATTCGAACTCGTTTAGCTAGCTTGGAAGGCTAGAGCACAACCCATATGCCAAGTCCGCAATGTTTAACAGGATACGTTTTATTTCACCAATTGAAAGTTTTGTATTTGCTGAATGTATCCTAAAACTTGGAGCCTCCAATAGGAATCGAACCTACAACCCCCTGATTACAAATCAGGTGCTCTACCAATTGAGCTATAGAGGCATTATTCTTTAAACTTTGTGTTTAGTGCCACACACTGTACAAGTGGCGTTAACTTTTTTGAAATCAAGGTTCATTACTCGCATACCTTTTCCGTATGTTTTGTCTTGAAATTCATGATTACAATTGCATTTCTTTACTTCTACAGCCATTAGGCACCTCTTTTAATAAGAATGTTAATACGATTTTGATATTTACGTTTATCACGTGGTCTAACAGTTTTTTCAACTAGTTCTTGTAATTTAGCTAAACTAAAATTACCAATTCTAACTCTACCATTTTTAGTTTGATTAGGGTTAGCTTTTCTGTTTCCTTTACTAATAGTTGCCATTTGATGTCCTTATTATACTATTACTTATTGTTGCTGTCAAGTGTTTTTATATTTTCTTCGATAAATTTAATTGCTTCATCGACTGGTAATTCACCCACTTCTACATGAAATACATTTCTGTCTTGTGCATGAGCACCATGTGAATTAAATGCTACCTTTGGCAATTCTTTATCGTTGGTTGTACCTAACACTTCTTCAACAACTTCCTTTTTCTTACCGAAAATTGCATCCCAGTTATCTGCAAACTTCTGCCTGTTAACTGGTCTAGCTGCACTTCCTTTGCCGCCATGCCATCCTGCCATTGTATCTCCGTTACATTTTTGTTGCCAATATAGTTTTGGCTAATTCTTTTGTTGCGATTAAATCATTCTGACTAAATGAACTTTTAATCTTTTCTGAAAATTCAATTCTTTCTTCTATTGTCATTAATCTATAAATTATTTTTATCAATTCATAATCAAATTCAGTTGGTTCTTCTAAATTTTCAAACATAATAATTATCTAGTCAGTGTGTTTAAATTTCAGGTTGAGTTTTTATAAATCGATCAATATTTTGAATCATCAATTGTTTCAACCTAACTTTATCATATTCAGGTTCTTTTAAACATTCTGGAAGTGTTAGCCTGAATAAAGTTTCTTTTTCTTCATCATATATGGATAATGCCCATATCTGTGTTCCACAGAATCCACTAGCAGCTAATAATATCATTTGCCACCCATCACCTTTAATAAAACTATGGGTGCGTTGCAATCGTGGTCCAACATTTGTTTTCAGAAAATCAAAAGTATTAGCTAATCTATTTTGATAATCTTCACCATAAGAATTGTTTCCGTGTATTACTAGCATTTGTGCCTCTGTGTTAAAATTGGTGGAGACTAGGAGAGTTGAACTCCTGATAACGCCGTGCAAGGGCGTGGTTATACCATTTAACTAAATCCCCGGTTTATTTTAATTTTCGTCCCTTAACCCATCCTTCTGGTATTGGACTATTCTTTTGTATCTTTATATTTTTGTTAAGTTCTGCATTATGAATCCACATAGTTCCGTATTGAGAATTCTTTTCACCTGATTGTGAAATTGAACTTAACATACCTATTTTTCTCTTTGCTTCATCTGAATGAGTTTTACCAAAAAAAGTGCCTGGTTTATTGCTATACTCTTTCTTTTTTATATCACTAATGGTTTTAGAGTATTGTTGTTTGAATTCGTTATCTTCACGCAACTTTTTATGAAATGCATCAGAAGCTTTTTTCAGTGATGATAAAACTCTTGGATTATTTTTCCTACAATATCTATTGAAGCCAGATGAATTTACATAATCGAACCCACCATGACCACCTTCTTTAATATTATACGTATCATTCCTACGGATAAAATCTTCTGTAACTAATTCTCTCTCCAATTCATACATTTGGTCTGAATTGTCAAATACTTGTAAAATGTCTTTTGTAAAATTATCAATACCATACTTACCAATAGCATGTTTAATGTATTTTCCAGAACCCATATAACCATCATTTATATCTTTGGTTTTGTGAACACCAATATAAATTTTACCATTTGTATTGTTTGTTATTTTATAAACTATATATTTCATAGTATTATTTAGCAAAGTTCGAGACTTACCTTCGAACTTAAAATACTATTTGCTCCACCCGCGCGACTCGAACACGCATACGGTTTCCCGATTACAACTGATTAACAGTCAGTCCTCTTACCATTAGAGTAGGGTGGAGCAAATAGTACTTATAATAGTTTAGTATCAAGAGTGAGTTGTACCAAGATACCGGTCATTCAAAATATTGTTATACAATATCTAAATCTCGCACCGCATGTTATTGTAAACTATCTTTTATTTATATTTTATCAGGATGCGTTTTAACATTTTCAATTTTTGAGATTGCTGTTTAAAGTTTGCTGAATGCATCCTAAAACTTTACAGGATCTTTTATTTAGTGGACTTGAACCACTTAACTTACGAATATTAATCGTTTGTATTTTCCAAAGGAATATGCTGTAAAGATCCTAAATTTTGGCGGAAGATGTGAGATTCGAACTCACGCAACCCTTTCGAGGTTGACGGTTTAGCAAACCGCTCCATTAACCACTCTGGCAACCTTCCTATTATTTTAAATTATGGTACGTCTGGGCAGATTCGAACTGCCAACTCCGAAGAGTATGGGTTTTAAGCCCACTATGTATTCCGTTCCATCACAGACGCATTATATACTTTATTATCAGGTTAGTTGCTTACCTAAAGCTAATCGCATATAGCGACCGGAATCGAACCGACTGTTTATTTTGCTGTAGCTAACCTAACATTTATCAGAATGCATTTTATTTTTCACCATCGCGTTTACCAGTTTCGCCACTTAAAACCAGGTTTTAAGGTAGGACTTGAACCTACAAATCAAAGATAACGGTTTCCTATTAATAAAATATAGTTGCTGTAAGCATTCTAAAACTTGGAGGCAGCGGGATGATTCGAACATCCGTCCTTTGGGTTATGAGCCCAACAATCTACCACTGATATACGCTGCGTTAATTCTTTGTGTATATTATACACGATTTTTTAATCTTGTCAAGATTAATTTTAACAGGATCCTTTTTTTACGTTGCTCTACCAAACTGAGCTAATCCCCGGTAGTTTTTCGGGGATGTTGGATTTGAACCAACGACCAACGGCTCCCAATGCAATTATTGTATGCTGAACGGATCCTAAAACTTTTAAAATTGTTAAAGAGCTTATTAACTAATATGTGTACATTATACACTAATTAAATTATATGTCAAGTATAATTTGCTTCCCATCCATCTTTTTCAGTAAAAAATCTTACTGCCTTGATATTTGGATATTCACCAGCATCAAACCAATGTTTTACATTAGCTGGGACACTGATTAAATCATTTGGTCCTACATCAAGTTCATAAAAAGTATCAGATACATTAAAAAAGAACTTTGCAGTACCATGAGTAAATAAACGCATTTCATAATCAGTGTGAAAATGCTCTTTTTTAAACTGCTCTCTTAATGATTGATAGTTGTTAGTTGAACTATCCAATACAATAGTATCATTGTAAGGAACATCATAATCATATTTTATTTGTTCTATAATGTTCTCATCGGGTGGAACATGGACATATAATACATGAATATTATCTAATTGTCTAGCAATTTCTTCATATTCCACGTAAGTAGTAAAATCTTCTGTGTTATCATAAATTTTTAACATAATACTACTTATCTTTTGCACTATAATAGTGCTAAAATTTGGCAGCGCGGGAGGGATTTGAATTGACCATCACTGCTTCTATATTTCTGAGTTATTATTTCTTGTGTGGCATCCCGCCTTTTTTCCACCCTATAGTTTCATAATAAGTTAGTTCTTGTTTATCTATTCGCTTGGCAACAAACCCATTATTAATGAGAATTTTACCTATATTTGCTTCAGCAATTTTTTTACTATGGTCTAATGTCCTTGGATATGATGATATTTTTTTCATATGCTCACGGTGAGCAGACGGGTTATGTTTAGACCAATGGTTTTTTGAAATATTGTTTCGTTTTCTATCAGTTGTAATTTGCTGTAATGCAGCATTTCTTATTTTTTCTTTAGTTTCTGTTGAATGCCTTCTTCCACTAAATGCACCTATAATGCCAGGGTTCCCTCCAGAACCTCCCGGTTTTATATTATATGTATTGGAAGTAGTTATAAATTCTTCGGTAACTATCTCCGCTTCTTTATCAAACATTTCTTGTTTAGAATTGAAAATAAACAAAATATCTTTTTTAAAATTTTCAATTCCGTATTTTTTTATGGCTCGTTTTAAATATTTTCCTGAACCCATGTATCCATCATTAATATCATCGGTGGAATGAGCTCCAATGTATATTTTTGAATCTATCAAATTAGTTGTTTTGTATATTATATAATACATTTAAATTCTCCTATATGTATTTATACAAAACCATCATGATACCATTTCATCACCGGGCTAAAAAAATAAATTCCAGGATAGTTTAATCTCTATGAAGCCTCTATCTTCCTATTGAAAGTTATCTGGAACGGGCTAACTCACTCTTGTTTATTTTAATAGGTTAAGAGCTTAACCGCCACAAAGGGCTCCTATTGTTTGGCGGAAGCGGTGAGATTCGAACTCACGGAACCTTGCGGTTCGCCAGTTTTCAAGACTGGTGCAATAGGCCATGCTCTGCCACACTTCCATAATTTGAAGGCCGGTCTATGACCTGCCTTAATAATTGGTACCCTGGGGGAGACTTGAACTCCCAAAACCTGGTTTCTAAGACCAGTACGTATGCCATTCCGTCACCAGGGCAATATTCTATTTATCTGTTAAATTTACTGCTAATAATAAAAAAGTCATCATCTTTTCATCTTTCAATCCAATCCAGTATGGGCCAGTAGATTGGCTTGCTCTATAATGATTCCAAATACTGAAATCCATACCATATTTTTCTTTTAATGTATTTCTACATTCTTGTGCGCCTTTTGACCATGTGCTATTGAATCGTAATGCTACAACAAATCCTTTATGGTATAGATGATGTGTTTTATTCAGTTTAACAACTTTCATATTATTAAAATAATTTGGAGCTAATAATCGGGATCGAACCGATGACCTCCACTTTACCAAAGTGGTGCTCTACCTACTGAGCTATATCAGCTTTTTAAATTGGCACCCTTGGAGGGAATCGAACCCCCATCATCTAGTTCGTAGCCAGGTATTCTATCCATTAAACTACAAGGGCTTTATTTTATCAGGATCTGCTTTTTACGGTTTCCTACCACTAGAAGAACTCTTATAATTAAGAGTGTAGGATTCGAACCTACGTTCCCGGCCTGGAATGCTAATTGTATGCTGTATAGATCCTAAAATTGTTTTACTTCAGCTGTGATTTTTTAAACAAACGATCCAACTTAGTGTTGATATCTTTGCAGTATTGTTCAGCCAATAATGCAGCTTTCACTGCAGCATCAGTTTTAACATTTAATACAGTCACTGCTTTGTTGGTGTCAGCCAACTCAGAAACTAATGTTTTCTGGTTTGATTCGATCACATCGATTTCACTTTGTAATTTAGCAATATCAGAATTAGTAGCACATCCAGATAAACCAATCAATGCGACTACTGATAACATAACTAATTTTCTCATTTTACACCTTTGTTAAGTTAAAAAAAATACAGGATGATATATTTTGGCGGAGCCGAGGGATTCGAACCCCCTATAGATACCTACTTATCGGCTTCGGGATTACAGTGCTGTAATCATCCTATGTTAAACAATTAAGATAATCGTTCTTTTTCTGATTCCATAAAGCGTGTTCGTTTTACAAGTGATAAAACGAATTCTGACTCAGCGATTGATTTGGAATCAAGATCAATTCGCAAGTTCAAGAAATACGAAACATCGTTGTGAGTTAGTTTGATTGAGTTGAAATCAGTAACTTCACCAGTAAATGATGATGGTACTTTGATAACAATGTCTAACAGTCTTTCAAAATGTTTATCCGCATCAATGAAATACTGTTCAACGAATGATTTCAAATGATGTGGTGTATTTCTCATGGTATCGGTTTTATAATTTCTGTAAGAACCAACCGAAACTTTTACCGCTTCAATAAGGTCAGTACCAGTGTATCTAGGATACTCAGGGATTAAGTTGTAAGGGGTTTTTACTTCTTGTTCAATTACTAGCATTATATCATTCCGATAATAGTTAAAAAATTGGCAGGGATACAAGAACTCGAATCTTGAATGCCAGAATCAAAATCTGGTGTGTTACCATTACACTATATCCCAATTGTTATTACAGGTTAGCATTTTAAGTTTTCCCAATTAAACTACATTAAGTGACCAACCCTAACGCTGGGATTCGAACCCAGAACTTTCTTTTACAATAAGATTTAATAAAATTGCTGAAACTAACCTATTGGTCTTATTCGCTGGTGACTAACCTCGAATGTTCTTTAAATTATTTCTATAAAGTCTTCTATCATACTTTTTGCTTTCTTGTATGATTTTTCATTCCACAATATGTCAGAATTATTTGGCATATGTCCAGGATTTCCACCTAAATGACTATTACGTATCAAGTACTCTTCTGCTTCTCGGAAGTAATTTAAAAATGCTTGTCCATACCTATATGTTGGGTATTTTACCAACATCCAAGTATAATGAGCGTTAAATTCTTCATACTGCTGTGTTGTTATTGAGAATTCAGTCATATTATAGTTAAGTTAAGATTACAGGATACACATTTTTACGGGTTTGATTAGCAGTCAAATGTATTATTGTTGCTGTAGGTATCCTAAAACCGTTTATGCTATGTATTATACAGCATTTTAAAACATTGTCAATATTTATTTTGGAGCGGGTAATGAGATTCGAACTCACGACATTCAGGTTGGCAACTTGAAGCTCTACCACTGAGCTATACCCGCTTAAAATTGGCGGACTGTACGGAATTCGAATCCGTGATACCACCGTGACAGGGTGGCGTGATAACCGCTTCACTAACAGTCCAAAATTGTTGAGTATCTAACATCATACAATACTCGGGAGACCTCTACCAGCCTCGTTTTTATTACTGCGCCTATCCGAAGATAGTGTTTCAAATGATATTAAGGTTGCCCAGCTCTAGAGTTTGGAGCTCCGAGACGGATTCGAACCGCCGATTTTTACTGATTTGCAGTCAGTCCCATTAAGCCACTTTGGTATCGGAGCAAAAACTTTATAATAATTTTAAATGACCACTTATTGGGTCAATATTTTCTGGATAATCTGGACCGAGTGCTAAACAAGTTTTTGTTGGCACTCCATTAAATTCAGTCAATCCAGCATCAGTTATTAATTTAACATTTACGTTATTATCTAATGCTTTTTGATAAATGTCAAGCAATTCTTCTTCACTGTCAACTGAAACACAAACTTTGGTAAATCTACCTTCTAACCATTCTTTAAGAGGCTGTTTATTTAATTGGATTACAGCACAATTTCCTACCTGAGATTCATAATTGTGATAACCATCGTTATAATCGATAGATGCATCCAAATATATCTCGCTGTAGTTAAGAATAGCGCCTAATGATGCGTGACTTGCTTGAGCGGCAATTTTGCCTTTTCTCATGTTAAGGTCTTTTCTAACTACAATTACTTGTTTTGGTTCATTATTAGCCATATTTTTCCTAAATGTTGGTACCCAGTAGTGGTATCGATCCACTGTTTTGGTCTTATCAGGACCACGTTCTACCTTTGAACTAACCGGGTATAATTCTATTTAAACGGAGTTTTTTCACAAGCTAGTGCATGTAGATATGCATATCTTCTAGCTTCATAAGTCAATGTTGCTTCGTTTAATTGTTGTTGTAATTTTAGCATATCTTTCTCTGCACTGTCAAGATATCTTTTAGCAATATCTGATGTTCTTTTACCTGCCATACTTACCTCGCAAATCTTTTAGATTTTAACAATGACGATAATTCTTTTTCAAATGAAAAAGGTTTATTATCTTCTGGTCTATCGTAAATATAATCTGGAACAATAATTCCAATACAAGTTAGAGCATTGTCTAAACTAGGTTCATTAAAAGTTGCCCAAGGCAAGTTATTCGAAGAATGTTTAAATAACCACAATAAACCATGCATTTGTTCACTAGTACCGCCATTCAACACATACATTGTTTTATGGGTCTCTGCCCAGTCTGTCAGTATTTCATTACCAGGGAAATTATTGTTGATTTCCTGTAAGCAATGTGCAGCTTGAATTCCATGTTGTATGGAACTTAGGTACATATTTGTTAAAAAGTATCCTCTCATATATTCCTCTGTGTGTTTGGAGGTAACGGGTAGATTTGAACTACCGACCAACTCCGTATGAAGGAGCTGCACTACCACTGTGCTACGTTACCATTATATAAACTAATTAGGGGTGACCGATGGGACTTGAACCCATAAAAACCTGAATCACAATCAGGATCGTCTACCAATTCCGACACGGCCACACCTAATTAGTCTAATTTTATATTAAAATGCATTAAACGAGGGAACACGAATGCTATACATTCTCCTGTCTCCGGCCCTCAAGCTTAACATCCTTCTGGCCAGTGATGTCAAGGTGACTGATTAATGCACTTTAATATAAAATCATATAATAAAGCATACTACACGGAATTGAACCGTCTTCATTCAAGCCAGGAGCTCAAACTGTGATCCACACAACGCTGATCAGACGCTAATATGCTTTATTATATGATTTGGTAGGACCGCCGAGACTCGAACTCGAATTCCCGGATTAAAAGTCCGGTGTTCTAACCAATTGAACTACGATCCCAAATTTTCTTGCCTTCTTTTTCTGTTTTTGTCTTTCGTTTCATAATTATTTCCTATGTTGTTATAGCAGGATACGTTTTTACTAGTTGAATTAAAAGTTCAGTGTAAATTGTTTGCTGAATGTATCCTAAAACTGTTTATGCTGTTAATTATACAGCATTTTTATACGTTGTCAATTATTTTATCTGGATATTGTGCATCACGGCGTTCAATTTCAGCATATGGACTGTATCCAGGCTGTAATTCCGTGATATTAGTAAATCCATTGGTTTCTGTAATCAAACTATCATTAGAATCGATAGAACCACGATATTTACTACCATAACTACCTTCTAATTTACCAGTACTCGGATTAAGATCACCCCATTTAGTGTGATTACCACCGATAACTTCAATATAGTAAGTTTTACCAGTTCTGTATGAATAAACAACATGTCTACCGGTATCTTCAGTTTTTGTAAAAAATTTCTTTCGGGTTTCTTCGTCCATAATAGTTTCCTTTGTGTTTGGTGCCTCCTGATAGAATCGAACTACCGCAACCAGTGTGTAAGACTAGTGTTCTCCCATTAAACTAAGGAGGCTAAAATTGGTGCTTTCTTATTCCCGGCTATCACAGAGGTTGCCACTTGTACTTCATGGTTCTCAACTTGCAGGTTCTGGCGGAACAGAATTCTCGTATTGCCAACGTGCTTTTGGTTCAAAGCATACCACCCGTGTGTATCACCACACTTCTTATCCTCTGGGTCAGAGTATCCGTTGATTAGACAGATCGTTCTTCAAGTACTTGTTGTTCCCATTTGCTTTTTAAATAGATTTTTTTACCATGCAACCAATATTCTTCTTCTGTGAAATTAGTAATAACAGCAGGGCCGTGTTCATTATGATATTTCCCATTTTGACAATAACAAGTTCTGCGGCCATCATATCTAATAATTGCTGGGCCATCTGTATTATGCGATACCCCATTCTTCATAAAAACTACTGTTGTATCAGATACGCTAATAGTGAGTTCAGGATTTTCTGGGTTAATATATTTCATAATTACCAAATTGTAAAGTTAAAATTGGTGCTACCGACTGGGATCGAACCAGTATAGCTGGATTTTCAGTCCAATGCATGAACCATCACTGCCACAGTAGCAAAATTATCAGGATACGCTTTTTCATTTTTCAAGAATGTTTTTTTAATTGCTGCATGTATCCTAAAACTGTGTAAATTATAACGTATTATTTGAACATTTGCAAGATATTTTTCATAGCATCTGTATTACTATCCCATGTTTGTCCGCCAAATCGTCCGTATTCTATACGGTTATCAACAGACCATTTATTATAATAATCGGACAATTCACCATTGCATTCCAATAGTTCATCACCGTAATTAATTATCATTACATTAGGATTCATGCAATCACGAATTGAATAAACCTTCTCAAACGCTTCTTTAATACACATGCCATGTTGTATTAGTACTAGAATAGCAGTTGCTGTACTTCTACTAACACCAGCATGACAATGAATTAAAACTTTATCAGTATCAGTAAATGTTTTACTGAATTCTAAAATATTTTCAATATTTTGTAAAGTAGGATGTTGATATCCTTCTAATGGTACTTCAATATCATAAAATCTTTCTATATGATGTGGAACATCACATTCAAATACAGGTGTAGTTGGATCAACAATGCTAATGACTTTAGTATGGGTTGGTGCCCATAAACTTGCTTCGTACAATCCTGATATAGTTATATCTAACATTTTTTACCTCAAAAATTGGCGGGGCATAAATTGCTGTTAAAATCCTTGACAGGATTTATTTTGGCCCCATTATATTTGGCATTCCCTACGGGATTCGAACCCGTGACGACACCGTGAAAGGGTGTTGAGATAACCGCTTCTCCAAGGGAATAAAACTTTTATATAGAAACACACTCGTTTCTGAGCTTTCGGTATGTATGCCTACACTTTCGGATAGCCCCTGCGTCCAGTTGCTCAGTATCCCATTAACCGTGAATGTGTTTTTATATAAATTGGTCTCCGTGGTAGGATTTGAACCTACGAATCCTCTCGATCCCAAATCGAGCGCTCTACCAAACTGAGCTACACGGAGATAATTAAAAAATTGGTGGAGAAGGTAGGAATCGAACCTACTTGTCAGAGACGGGCGGGTTACAGCCGCTTGCCCTACCATTAGAGCATCTTCTCCATAATTTATAACACTCTCCCACTATGTGTTTTAGACGGTTCGTATCCGAATAAAGAGTGTATATTAAAACATACTCACTTTAACTTGTCAAGAACCGTAATTCTTAATGCTGATCTAATATGTTTTAATATTTGCTAAGACATCCTTAGCTTGTCTATTGAAATTATCTCCAGAACCCCCTGCTTTCCGAAACTTTTTAAGTGTTTTCAGTGCCAGGTGCACCATTCACTGTGTAGATATTATAATCTGTGTTACTGTGTCTGTCAACTACTTTTTTAAGGAGTCTAAAACTAAAAAACCCTGAGAGTTTTCACTTTCAGGGTTCTTTGAAAAATTAACTTATAATATTAAATTATGTCTTCAAAGAACCCTCTCGATACTCCGGTGTGCGATCATTATTAATTAAACTAAATACACACCATACAGACGCAATCGAGCCGCCTTTTAAGGTTGATTGTAGTTTAAATTGTTGATGTAATGATTGCATATCCATTTGTATCAATTTTCCTTTTATTCAATCAGTTGACCCCAACTGATGTGATATATTATACTCTTACTTATCGTTATTGTCAAGAACTTTTTAAAATTCTTTTCCGGTTAAGTGAAAGTATTTATCATTTAACCGGAATTACTATCTAATATGTGTATATTTTAACATATTTTGTTTGTTTGTCAAGAACTACTTTTATTTATGTTTATTGTTTGACTGCCATAATTTTTTGTACTCTAAAGTATGGTTTTAAAACATTCATAAAAGTTTTAAAGCTGTATATCCCTTCACCAGGGCCTTCACCTTGAAAAACATTAGCATACCATGAATCTGGGTATTCTGCAACAAAAAGATTACCATTTTTAGATTTTTTTACATGGGTTTTTACAAACTTCTGTAATTCAATTGGGATTTTAGTTCCAGTAAACCCACCAAGGTGGATGTTAACTGCTGATGGTTTGTATCTATTTTCTATAATTTGATGTATTTTCATTATGCTACCAATGGATCTATTATTACTGGGACATTACCACGCATCATTACATTTCCACTATGTAAATCTGGATATGCATTACTACTGAATACATTGCTGTAAAATAATGCATTTGCAATTTCATACATACCTGGATATTGTTGCATCATTCTTTTCACATCACTAGTCATTTCATAGTCAGGATCATAGTTTAAACTTATAAAGTATTCTTGAAATGTTTCTAATATCTTATCAACAATATTCCATTCTCCTGGAGAAATAGGTCTTAATTTTTCCAATTTAACTGCATATGAATCTGGTCCTATTTTAATAATAGGACCTAATCTTTTTGGAAGATTAGGATTGTTTTGATGTTTTTTAAAGTATTTATAAAACTGTAAGTATGCATCATCATGTTTAAAGACCTTATATATCCATGGATATGAAGGATGTTCATATGCAGAACCATATGAACCAGTACCTAGATGTTTAAAGCCATACGTATCCATTATTGCTTCCCATTCTTCCAGTGTTGCATATAGAGGTTTATCCCTTATATCACCACCTAATATTTCTTTTGCTTTCTTATAAATATCAAATTTCTTATAACCAGTCAATTCATTTATTTTCATATGTAATTATCCATATATTATTCATTATTTATCATATCATGTAGAGGTGAACGGAGTTCACCTGGTCTTCGCTATCGCTCATCCCATATTCGCTAACGCTCTTAATTCAATAATGATAATAATCATAACATAATAATCAATTATATACTATTCATCTAGATTACGAGCACACTTTGCCTTAAGCAGGCAAAGTTAAAAAAATCTACTTCATCTGAGTTGACTTCGACTAGCATTACAACATTACCGAGGCGGTCAGCCTGTACCTCTAGTTGCGTCTTTATCTGACGGCGGGTATATATACAAATGCCAGTTTCTTGCATATATCCGTGTGGAATTTATCCACTCTTTTAGCCTTAAATTTTCTCTCTTCAAATAGCAAAACCGGTTGTATGAAGGCATATCCGATCATCGTCCTGTTAAGGATAGTTGCTAAGTACTCCATTACAGCGTGGAGATTAATGTCCAAGTGGCTTTTCTGCCCTATTTTCATTACACACGAAATAAACCTGTGCTAGTCATAACTGTACTATTGTGCCTGAAAAATGTGCCTAAGAATTGCCTAATGAGATGTATTATACTACAGACCTTTGAGATTGTCTAGCTTTATTTTACTAATCGTAATCATCGTCATACGCAGATGGATCATCATAATATTTGTAATATCCTTCATTTTCTTTTAATACTCTAATTTTGTCACCCATTTGTATTTGCAACATTGTTAAATGTGATTCTTTTAAAATGTCAGTGATGAACCATAACGTACCACAGCCGCCGCCGTATGTTTTGATTGGCCCGTGCTTGATACTGGTTTGCTGTAAACTTTCCCTAAGCAATGAACCATATTCGGTTATGATTCTAGTAATACCTTTTTCACGATTCTTCAATCTAATTTTATCGTGTTCTGTAAGTTGTGTAATAATAGCAGTATTGCTATCATCGATCAGTAGCAAGCAATCTTTTATTTTAATCGATCCTTTGGTATGACTAGAATCGGGTCTTTCACGAGTTGACCATTTTACATTACACTCTACGTGATCTACGTAATAAGAAGTACCCTTTGTTGTTATTATCCACATCGGTATACTACTATCTTCTAAATGTTTCTTATTAAAATGAAATAATAAATCATCACACTCTAATTCTATCATAATTTTTCCTTGAATAATTTTTGGCATAAAAAAACCCAAGCCATCTTGATTGCTCAAGACAGTACTTGGGTAAAAAAGGAGTTTTTTAAATTTTTAAAAAATCTTGTAATCTACAACATGATATTAGATCAAAGATTTATATAATGAACCAGACAATTGGAAGTTTGATTTCCAGCCCCATTCATCTAACACTAACTGGTTAAAAGTTGTGTCATCTAACTCAATAATATCTTCGATACTCAATTCGAGCATTCTGATAGCACGGGTGTAGCTTTGTTCATACGAATTGGGAACTGCTGGCAAGTTTTTAACTTTTGCAATGCTATCTAATTCACCGGTATTAACCAGTTTCAAGTTATTTTTAGTGATAACTACAACTGCTTTTTTAAAATCTTCGACAGATTCGATATATTCAGCAATGTGTTTTTCTTTGTTTTCACGAACTACTGCTAGTAATTCTTCTCTTTTGATTTTTACTGTTTTCATAACATTATTTTCAATGTTTCTCATAATAAAATGGAATAGTGGTGCGCTTGATGGGATTCGAACCCATTATCGTAAGTTTTAGAGGCTTTTGCTATACCAAGCAGCTTCAAGCGCGAAATTATAAAAATAGTAGGGATTTCTCCCTACTAGGTATTTTTGGTTATAAGGTATTTCCTACCCCAGAACTCGCTGGATATTAAGCAGCGATAGCATCAAAGATGCCATCTACAGTGTAGAATTCAAATTTTGTATTTGCTTTTGCATTTACTTTAAATGCTTGATTTACGGTCATCGCCTACCGATTCTCCAATGTTCTTTTATCCAGCAATCGAATCTAAGTCAGGCCCATTATAAAACATATTAGCACTTCCCTTTTAAGGGGCAGGAAGTTTATGGCTATGGCCCCACTCTGATACCTCTAATATGTTTTATGGTGGACCTGGCGATGTTCTGCCCATCGCGTCTTACCAAACTATTACAACATCTTCAACGAATTCTTTAAATTACATGTATTATACTACATAAAAAACTTTTGTCAAGAACTATTTTCTTTTTACACGTGGTTTAATTCTTGGTTTACCGGTTAATGAGTTGTTTCTGCTTCTAGCCATTGTAAATACCTCTGTTGTTTAAGATGGGTTTATTATACATCAGCCAAACGTGATGTCAAGCATTTTTTAATAAATACTACTATTAATGGAGAAGGTTGTGGATATAGGAATACCAAATTTTGATTTTTTTAGTCTTGTGCAACAATGTGGGTTTCCTATTGCATTAGCTGTGGTATGTGGATGGTTTGTTATGCAAGCAATCCAGTTAGTACTTGGGTCTGTTGTAAAATCCATTAAGAAGATGACATTTTTAATTAAATCAATGGATGGACGTGTGAAACAGATGAATGTTGATATTATTGAGATTGATAAATTGATTTCACAAGCATTGAATGTTCAATCATTGCCAGAAAAAATACATCATGAAGTAGCTGCAGTTATGAATAGTCATGATGTGAAACAACCGATACCAACTAAACCAGTGCCTGATAATCCTAAAAAATCAATCCGTGAGAAATTTAAAAATGCGGTTGATAATGTGATTGATAAAAATGTTGATTCAATCGTAGAAAAAGTAGAAGGAATTACAAAATGAGCCCAGAATATATAAAATTTTTTTCTGATACAATAACCCCGATTCTTGGTAGTTGTGTGTTAGGTGCGTTTATATTCACTGCATTAAAATTTGTACTTGGTGATGTAATTACATCTGTTAGGACATTTGCTAGTATAGTTACTGCATTGGAGAACAGAGTAAGAATAACATCTAATGAATTGATTAAAATTGATGTTACAGTTTCTGCAAAACTGGGATTACGCCCTGATTTGGACAGAATTGCGAGATCAGTTAGAGATGATTGTAGGAGAGATTAAATGGATATAACACAAATAGCAGATATTATAAATCGTTATGGATTTCCAATAATTGCCGCAGGATATATGTTGAAAATGGTGAAATATGTTTGGGATTTTACAATAAATGAGATTAATCCGGTACTGGTAGATGCAAATAAAGAATTAATTTCACTAATTGATAAAATTCGTCTAGTTGATGCGGATTGCCTTCGAATTACTGCAAAATTGAATACAGTTCTTCAAATGCGAGAGAATGCACAAAAACAACCGGTGGAGAATGAATCAAGGGGTAGTAATGAGAGTAAGTGAAGTAATTTCTGATAAAACCTCAGATATGGCTATAAATGAATTAGTAAGATATGTTAATGAAAAGTGGAATAAAGTTGGCTTACAGGTTGATTTTGGCACACATTTTGGTCAAAGAATAAATGACGAGCGTAATAATCCACCGATTGATGTTAATGAAGTTGCTAAATTATTTGATAAGTTATTTATTAACGCTGGTAAAGCAATTTCAAGATTGCCGATTGGATTTAAATCGGTAATGAATGATCCAGATACCAACATAAATGTAATGTTTGTAATAGTAGAGGCTGGAGGGCATAAAGAAGTTATGTTAACCTCGATTATTAGAAAAACAAAATTTAGATCGAATACAAAAGTGTTTAGAGAATATAAGGGATAACAGTGAAATTAAGAGAAATGCTTATTGAACGAATATCATTGGCGAGCCATACACCAACTATTTCATCTGGTGTATTTGATCATGTTCGTGGTGTTATAACTAATGTATATAAATTAAATAAACAATTGATGAAAACAACAGAATCGCGTAGGCAGATAACCCAACTATTCCAAGATGCATTGGTGTCATCCATTCCAGAGTTATTGACTGGATATGCAAAAACATATGCTGGTAGTTCGCCACTTATAGTAATAGACGCATTTGAAGCTGTTGGGGTCAATGGTGCATATATTCATGACACTAATACGTTACAAATTAGCAAGAAATTTATCATTGATTTAGCAAATTTCTATGTTGCAAGAATTAACAGAGAATTAAATGGTGAAGATTTTAGAACATATACACCGTTAATACGATCTAAAACTAATGGGATTGCTGTGGTGTTTGTGCATGAACTTACACATTATATTCAGTTTTCAAAATCAGGTAAAGAACGCCCTAGAAGTTATATTTATGATAAAGGCCAAGTAAATGATTTCTTAGCAAAAAACAAGTTGGTATCTAAGAAAGATCGGGATAATAACCCCGACTGGGATGAAGATACGAGTTTGCAAAAAATTAATGTTTATATAGCAAAAGATGCACTTGATATTAAGAAGAATGTAGCAATATACTTGGGACAGCCGGAAGAAATTGCCGCACATGCACAGGAATTCGTTGCTGGGATACTTAATCAGATTTCAAAGCTTCCTAAAGATAACCAATTAACCCAAATAGATAAGGTATTAAGATCAGTACATGAAATATCGAATTATTCAATGATGAAAGATCAAGATAACCCTTCATATAAAAAAGTTTTAAACAGATATTTGAAATCTGTATACCAGGAATTTGATTCGTATAGAGATTCTTTAGAATTGCCGTAGGACCGTGACTTTGTTACGAAGGCGATAGGTAGCTACTACCTTTGGAACGCTGATTCGCTACCAGCGTTCCATAAAAAGTAGTTTATATTTTAGATTGTATCTTACATTTAGATATAATTACATCCCAACTGTAGACTATAAATATTTCTATAAAACTTATAATCGATACACCCAAAATTAGTAATAAAAGGAACAATGAAAATAGTATTGATAGTGGTGTTAAGCTTTTTCTGTTTCTCATAAGTGTCCTACTTGGTTGTTGCTATGTAAATACCATCCCAGTCAGGTGGTAATTTAGTTTTTTTCATTTGTTCACACCGTTCAATCCATAACTCGTAACTATGAGCCATTTGTCCATCAAACTCGCTCATTAACTCGTTGGACATTTTGATAGCTTGATCAAAATGTTGGGAACGATATGCTAATAACATGAAATTATGTTTTATTCTAGCCTCTTCATATGCTGGATAATCAACATTTTCTGTTAATAATGGTGTATAAATTTGTAATCCAATTGTTTTACCTTTAACTGCTATATTATCAAGTTCCAATGTAAAAATTTCATCTTTAACTAATTCATTTGTATTAGGACCAATGATTAATAACACACCATATGACTTAGTTTGGCCTTCTAGTCTGGCAGCAGTGCTTACTGAGTCACCTAATACATCATACCCAAATTTATCTTTAGATCCAATGTTCCCAATCAATGTTTCACCAGTATTAACACCAGCGCCCATTCCAACTGGTGGTCTACCATTTGCAGTAAGTTCAATATTGAAGTCTTCAATGGCTTTAATCATTTGTTGGGCAGTTTTCACAGCAGTAATTGCATGGTTTGGGTCATCTAATGGTGCACCATGCACGTGTAAACTAGCATCTCCTATGAATTTAATCAATGTGCCGTCATTTTTTAATACTGGTACACTTAATGCAGTCATATAATCATTCATAATTTGGGTAAGACCTTCAACATCATCACCGAACGATTCACCTAGAGTGGTAAATCCACGTAAATCTGTCATTACAATTGAAAGTTCTTTACGTTCTCCACCTAGTTTAATAAGTTCTGGGTTCTTTTGAAGTTTTTCTACAATAGTAGGGTTAACATAAGAGCCAAATTGTTTCTTAATCTGCATTTTTTGCAAGAATTCACTTACAAATTTCACTCCATATGCGTGTAAAGATACTAAAATTACACCACTAACTGGTAATGTTATATCAAACAGGAACAAGTATTCACTAAATGCGTATTTACTGCCAATGATTATTATGGTTATGAGCCCAATAACTGATGATAATCCAACATACATCCACCGTGATAGTAATAATACCACAATTCCAGCGAAAATTAATGTTAAAATCTCTAATCCATCGGCATAATCGGGGCGTTGTATTACTACATTATTCATGATAGTGCCAATTACCGCTGCTTGTACCTCATGTGGAAATACTGCACCTTTGGATGTTGGTATTGGGTTACCGATACCGGCTGCGGTTGGCCCTACGATAACAACTGATCCTTCTAAATCATGTGGAATGTTGGACAAACTGATACTTTTTGATGTTTGACTCCAATCAATCCAAATTCGACCTAAAGTATCGGTTGCAATAGGTCCAAATTTTGGAATTCTCATCTTTTCAACACCATATTCATTTAATTTTACTTGAAATGTTGTATCTCCGGTGGTTGCTAACGCCACTGTTTCTAAACTTAGAGCTGGGAATAGCTTATCAGATACCGAAACGATCAGTGGAATTCTTCTATTTACACCATCTATTTCAGGTAGTGTGTTTACAGTACCAGTTCCAGTTGCTGCTTCTTCAATAATTGGGATATTTGCAATTATTCCAGGATACTGAATAATACGATCTAGGTATTCTGGTCCAAGAACGGCTGAACCTGAAATTTTTGGAGTATTTTTTGAAATATCCGATGGTATGTTTGGTAAAATAGTTGGGTAAGTTTTGATAGCATCAGCAAATACGTCATCCCCTCCTTGTCTATCCTGTTCCGGCATTAATACATTGAATACAACTAAACCAGCACTATGTTCATATAGGTTTTGGATTATATTTGCGTACACATCTCGCTTAAATGGCCATTGCCCGTACTTATCTAATGATGCTTCATCAATATTAATTGTATATATTGGGTTTTCAGTAGCTGGTTTTGCTGTTATTAATGTATCAAAGTAGCGTAAACGAACGCTTTCTACAAATGATGGATCTGCTACTCTAACACTAACAATGAATATTAGTGTCAGTAGTGCTGTCCATGGACTTAATAGTATTTTTTTCATTCTTTTAAGTTATTGAATTCTTTTGTAATATTTTGTATGTGATGAACCATTCGGTTATCTTCATCAAATACCTTAATACTACAACAATCTTCTGCTGTACTAGCAAAATTGGTTGCTTCATCTAAAGTTTCAAATTTATGATCAGTAAATTTTAAAACCCCTTCAACCCATTTGTGTAATCTAACTCTACAATCAGCCATTATAATTCTCCATTAGTGGAATAAAAGAAAAACACCATCCACATCGTGTCTATTAGCACCAGAATCACCATCACCCGGTCTAACGATTACATTCCATTTTGGGATATCCCCTTTTGGAATAGTTACCAATTGATCATATGTCACAACTGAATCTTTCGGAACTCCATAATTTAACACTAAATCACGAATAAATGATTGTAAGGTTGCATCAGAATGCCATGATAATTGTTTAACCGTTTTTTTCGGATTTTTAGGGTCTGGAAACGTATGATAACTTGTATATTTATCGAACATTGTGACTGGAACAACAATCGAACGTTTCAATTTACCAAACATTTTTTCAAATTCTTTAATTTTTTTGTTTTCTTCGGGTTTTGCACCTTCTGACCAGTTCGTGATGAAATTTTTAGGTTTAGATGATAACATTACTCCGGCTATTTTTGTATAGCAATAGAAATTCACGTTTGGAAATTTATTAGCAATATCAAATGCAAGGTTAAGGTATTGGTCACTGAAGAAATCACCAGCATCATGCCAACGCACACTAACTTGATAATCTTTTTTACCCCATTTATCCAATTCTTTTTGAATTTCTGCACTTAATTTGGCAACAAACCCGCCTGGATCATTAATTAAGAAATTTAATGTTTTGCTTGATTTCTCCCAATTGGGATTATACATTACATAATTGCCCTTTTTAGCATAACATATCGCTTGGCATCCACCAGCTCCTGGGCAAGTATCAACAAAAATAAATTGATCATTCTGTTCATTTACTGCAACGCCTTTAAGTGCTGGTAACCCAACATTGAAATATATTTCACCACCCTCGCCAGCAGTGTGTTCCATTTTTTCATTCTGTTTTAGTAAATTTTTTGGACGAGTTTTGATAATATTCTTTACACTATTTACATCAATTTCAGTTGACCCTTGCATAAATTTTATACTACTACCATGAACAAATGGTTGAGTATAATAATCCTTTTTTCGCTCCTTTTTATTACGTGGAGCTGGAATATCAGTCCATTGTTGTTTAATGTTCTGATAATCTTGTTGTTTTTTATCTGATTTATCTTTAGATCTTCTGTGAACTTGATCCGCTTTAACTCTAGTTAAATATTGTTTAAAATCATCATCTGAAACATTTTTAAATGCTGGATCATTAACAAATGGTTCATAATTTGGGTTGTTTTCTTGTTCTTCATCCAACTCGGATTCAGGATTAGCTAGATCTTCACCTGTTTCACTAGCCAGCCATGATGAAAGAGGCATATAGGTCATGTTGTTTTTAACTAGATAACCAGATCCTGCATTTTCATATAAAAATTCTTGTAATCTCATTATTATTCCTTGAAATGTGGTTTGATATTGTATTTATGATAATTTACTTTCGATAAATGATACAATAGCACCGGCTACATCTGTATTGCAGTATTTTTCGAACCCACTAAACCCTGGGTTGGAGTTTGCTTCACATACATGAAACCCCTTGCTATCAAACAACAAATCAATACCGGCGATATCTAATTTTAATACATTTGCGGCATTTAATGCTATTTCAGCAATCTCTGGTGTTACCGGATACGCTTCACCAGTCCCACCATTTGTTATATTTGCTCGAAAATCACCTGATGGTGCAGTTCTTTTCATTGCACCTAACACTTTACCGCCTACTATTAACACTCGCAGGTCTTCGCCTGGTCTATCACCTAAATATTGTTGTACTATTAATGTTTTTTCATTATGAAGTGCATCCGTAAATTCAATAATATTGTTGTATTCTTTTGCTGATTGACATAAGTATACACCAACCCCAAAACTACCAACTACGACCTTGATAATGCATGGAAATCCAATATTTTCAGCCACTAATTTATTTTTTGCTGGATATTTTGCTATCATGGTGGTTGGTACTGCAATGCCAGCTCTACTTAGAATTTCAGATGATTGAAATTTATCCTGTACTATATCTATACTTTTACTAGAATTGTAACATGGGACCCCGGCGAGTTCAAAATATCGTACAATTGCCAATTCATCACGTTTGATACCTGCACCTAATCTGACTAATACTACTTTTGGTAATTCAATTCGTTTACCATCATAATAAATCCCATTATTAATTACTACATCAAAGTTTTTAAAGTAACAAACTCTGATAGTTATATTTCTTTCTGCGAAAACACTTATTAATTTTTTTGTTTCGAAATCATTTATTTTTTGTTTAGTTAAAATTATAACTGACATAAATTCCCTTTTATGGTATTTATCGATTTATTGTTGCTGGACGCTTATTTTTGGGCATCCACCAGCGGTGGTGCAGTTAAAGTTGATAGAATAAAATTGTTGAGTAGAGCCAGATTGAGTGAGACTTAAATCTACTGGATTTCCGGATAATCCGATATTAGCCATGTGATTACCAGACCCTTGTTGTGTAATATCAACATGTTTATCACCGTCTGATAGCGATGTTTCTACATAATGATTACCAGAACCTGATTGATTTATCAATAGAGAGCTACTATTGCCAATGATATTAGCTGAAATTAAGTTGTTACCACCAGTACTGTTTTGTTTAAAATCAACAGAATTGTTATTTCCAATAATATTTAATGATGTGTAATTTGTAGTAGTATTTATAGATGATGATTGATCGATATTGATAGTATTTCCAGATCCATTTCCTGTATAATTTGCATAATTATTCAGTGTGCCTGATTGATTTACGGTAATAGTATTCGCAGTACCAATTTGGTTAATATAAACTTGACTATCTGCCGTGGATCTGTTAATAAATTCCTGTAAATTCGCTAAATTAACTGGATTTGCTGAAAAACTACTGGAAGAACCGCCACAACACAATACCGGTGCAAAAAAACTTACAGATGTTGCAAAATTTGATACTGGAACTACTGTTATACCACTTCCAATATTCCAATCAAGCTGAATTACTGCCCCTCCTCCATTTTCGTACCACCAAACATCTATATTGTATACTTGACCTGCTGTTAATGTAATAGAACCAGAACTATTAAAATTAGCGGGTCCTTGTTCAACCCAATTATTGATTACTATAGTGTCATTGATTGTCATATAAAATCCATCATCACTTCTATCATAGAAAGTGACTGATTTTGATCCAGAACCAGCAGTGCCCGGCCATAAGATACTACCGGTAAAGTGTATTATCACCCCATCAACATTCCCACTACTCATAATAACACCACCGCCCCAGTCATAATTTAATGTATCAGTTCTCCCAGAGGTCAACATTGTTCTATTTGTTGATCTTGAAGGTGTAGCACCACCGGCTGAATATACGACATAATCTAAACCTGCAAAACCAGCTGAATATACATTAAATGACAGGAGAAAAAGCATGATATATTTCATTTTTTAAACACTCCTGGGTTTTGTTTGATAGTAACTATGTTACCACCTGGGCTGCCATCGCCAAGAATTGTGGTAGCTGGCTCGAAATTTTGGATAATGGTTACTGTTGTATTTGAGCTATAACCCAATGTTTTAACTTCTGCATAATCCTCTGTTCCTAAGACACGAAACGCTATACCTTTGCCTTTACTTTGAAGAATAGATGACTCTGGATGCTCCCAAATGACACAAATATTAGTAGTTGGATTACAGCCATTTGCATTTGCATTTTTAATCATGTCCAAAATTCTAGCTTCAGCTTCTTCTGTACTTTTGGTTGCTTGATTAACGATTCTTCGAGTCATTTCTTCTTCCATTGCTTGTTGCTCTTTATCTTTTGGTGATTTTCCAGCTTCTTTGATGGCTTTTTGTACTTCAATTGGTTTTACTAGAATTAAATTGTTATTAATTTTTGACTCGATTGTGCTAACAGCAGTGGGGAGTGTTGGACTGGTAGTAGAACTTTGTACATAGGTTGCTTCGAATGCTTTGTCTAAAGATACTGTGCCAGCCAATGTTGAAACTTCAATTTTTCCTACTTTACATGTATTTTCTTGTAACTCATACTGTTTAACATCTTTTTCATCTTTGCAGCTCGGTACCAACATAATTAAAGATTGACCAGCTTCATCAACAGTCATTGCAAAATCCGTTCCTCTAACTGCAATCGTGGCAGTTGGTGTTTGAATACCTACTTGCTGTGGATTATTTTTAGCAATTTGACCAGATGCATACCGAACAGTACCCATTCCAATCTTCAATGCCAATTTACCAGCGTCTGATTGTTTTGGATCAAATACAAAATCATCAATAAGTAATCTACTATTTTCATTCACTTTAACTTTTGTGTCATCTTTGAATGTTATATTTGCAACACAACCACCGGTGGTATAAGTATCCATACTTTCAACACTCACACCTTTATCACCCGGAAGTTTTTGTTTATTTCGTTCTATTTGGCAATTAGTTCCCTTTGTATCCGCGACTGCCCCAATATCAGCAAATACGTTACCGGACATTAGAAGTAGAGCTGCCCACCACATGTTATCTAGCTATTGCAGATTGTGGGCTTACTAATGAACTTGAACTTGTTCTAACCGTGATTGTATTAAACCCCCCTTGTGTATCAATATTGATACTAGTATTGTTTGCACCTTGTTGTTGTGTAGTAATTGCATTACTATTGCCGGTAATAGTTTCGATTAATGAATGTATACCAACATCAGTTTGTTCAGCATTGATAATATTACTACCTCCTGAAATATTGAAATTAGTTGTATCATGTGATCCAGCTGATGATCCTGTACCAGAATTTCCTGTTAAATTCTGTGTAATTTGGTTACTATTACCAGATATAGTCAGGGTGCTTGTGATATATTTACCGATTATATTTTGAATAGATAAATTATTATCACCTGTTATTGATTCGTTAATTATATTGTATTGATTACTAGTATTATTTTGGTCACCGATAACTAACTGAGTTTGATTAGATGACCCAATTATGGTACTGGTATACGTGTTATCATTACCACGTATGTTATACTGTGCCCAATCATTACTTCCATGTTGAGAAATGTTAAAAATATTATTACTACCATTAATTACCGCATAATTTGAAGAACTTGCTATATCTGGTGTGATTGTAGTAATACCACCACTATCAACTGAAGTTATACCTGCAGGACCACTAATATTGTTAGTTCCACCAACTTGTTCAATAGTAATAGTATTAGATGTACCTAATTGTTGTATATATACATTATTTGGACCAGTTGAAAGGTCTGTTGCTAACGATATGTGTGAAAATAATAATGATGAAATTATTAATGCTCTTTTCATAGTTATAAATGATTAAATTTCTCTAATCATGCTCCTTTATTCTTTATAAGACCATAAACCCTTACGGACTCCTTCTTTTATTGTTTCAATTACTGCTGCTTGGATAGCTTTATTGGTTGCTCTGTTAATGCTTTCATTAATACTACCACCGATTTCGGCTTCAACGGCCATTGTGCCAGCATCTAAAAATTTTAATAGCCCAACTCTATCTAAATAGCTTAATACAGTTTTGGTAATAGTTACACTAGTAAGCACTTCACCAGAACTTACTGATACTGTACGCAAACTAATTGTTACGGTATCACTTTGGTATTGTGTATCTGCTCCTATACCAAAGAATCTTACCCCAGCCCCGCCTGTGACTGTGTTGGAATCATAACCAACAATCGACCCTTCTACTATAATACCTGCAAATGTCATCGCTGGTAAAGGCTGTGCATCTTTACCTTGAAATTGCTCTCTCATTTGACGAATCATTTGTCTTTCTTTAACAAGATTCTCCAATCCAACTCTTTCTACCACCTTAAACCATTGTGCATCACCTGCATCTTGTAATGCTTTTATTAAATAACCCTCGCCGCCTTGTGTAACAGCTGAACTCAAACTAGCGATACCGGTGACTGATTTACGTTGTCCAGTTTTATCTTGGAATCCGTATACTGCCACATGAACTGGTCCATTCGCCGGTGGTTTTAATTTGTTTTCTGGTTTTATCAAAAACGTACTAATACTTTCATTGACTGGATCATCAAATTGTTCACCAGTGATTAGTTTATTCAATGCACTACTAGTGGCACACCCTTGTAAAATTAAAAATAATGGTATTAAAAGTAACTTTTTCATTAGAAATAAAACGTCCCTGCTGGTACTTGCATAGTGGTGGACTGGCCTGAAGCAGTATTTTGAATATTAATTTGAATCATACTTGCATTATTTGGGCCACTGATCATTTGCCAACTTATTGAATTACCACCTAAATCTGGGATAGATCCACATATCCCACTACCCACTGTACAATTAGCACCATCACTGAACATGCTGTTTGTTAGTTGTTGTGCCAATTGGGAATATATTCTGGATTGTAAATTAGCTAAAAACTGCGCTTGTGGCGTATTTGCAGCAGCTGATATCGCTTGTTGTTTAATTGCTTCAGCAGCTGCCTGATTTTGTGTGGTAGCTTGTGTCTCTAATTGCTGTAATGTTAAGACATGTGAACTATACCCAGTGCCACTAAATGCTGGACTATTGAATTGAAATTGAATTTCTGCAGCAAATATATTACTTGCTATGAACAATAATAAAATACCTACTATATTAGTCATAATTTAATCCTATATGATATATTTACAGGTATAAAACTTAATATAATACTAGCAGTTAATTTAATCTAAAATTAATGTTCTTTAAACAAGCAGTCAGTAATGTAGGATAGTGCTTGATATTCCGTTAATCCTAATGACATTAGGACACGCGGGTTATGCGGATTTTGTTTTTGTTGTTGACAGTAAAACACATGACTTTCGTTTGATTCATCTTGGGTGTAATTGAAAGAATCCAACGATGAGAGATAATATTTCAATGTGTATTCAATAACGGTATAAATTTGATCAATTTCCGAGTCTTCTTGGATATTACCGGCTGCGATGATTGCATCTGAGAAAATTGGTTTAGCCCATGCTGGTAAATCTCGTTTTTTATTCCAATCTAACGTAGCAGAATAATGTTCAAACCAATTCAGCATTGGGTGTAGTCTATCCACAGGGCTGAAATCATGAAAACATCCGGTAATTTTATTTTTACCAGCAAAGATATCGAATCCAAATATTGGAGAATTATTGTGGTTGTGTGGAAATATGCAGCAATGCATCATCCAGATCCCTTTGGTGTCTCTAGCATCGATAACGTTGATGCCTGCTTTTTTATATAATGGTGACACCCAGGTTGTATTAGACCAACCTGGATATGAAAAAGGTAATGAAACTGGGTCAATGACTTGTTCACCAGTTTCATTAAGATGTGATTCAAAAAGGTTTTGAACTTTGTTAAGAGTGTTAGCTAATTTGCTCATTAAGGTCATTCATGATTGCAATGGCCCATTTAAACGCCACTCTTGCTTCGTCACCTAAATCATCAGTTGCGATACTACGAATTGATGTTTTTAGTATCTCGATATCTTTAAATTTATACATTCTACCGGTACCAGGTACCATTTTTGCTATGAATTGTCCACCAAACAAATCACCCATATGGCGAACATAAAAATGTGCCTTAATTAAGTGTCTACGTTCTTTATCGCCAACTAAATCGATTAAATAACGGTTGTAGTCAATTGCTGATTGTACCCATTTATTAGTGTAATCTTTTCCAGCCAATTCAACGAAATCTTGGTAAATGAGATTAGTTCGTTCTATTCCTGGTAATGTATCTAGGACTCCCAATAGTCTAGCACCTAGTTCAATTGGATTATACACCAACATCATTTGATATAAATAATTGGCATATTGATCGTTTGTGATCTTCCCAGACAACAAAAGTTTTGAGAATTCGGTTTTCTCAACTTCTGTATGAAGATCTTTTGTAATTTCACGTAATGACATATTTTTCCTTATAATAATCATATATTATATCACTGTGCTGGAATAGTGTCAAGAAAAAATATAAATAAAGATGTAGTTCACGGAATTGGCGTTCCTAACTACTTTAATACTGTAAAGGAGTATCAACAATGATATTTATAGAAAATAAGTATACCATATGGTATAATAAAATTATTAATTCCTCAAAAACTCGTAAATTATCAAATAATGTATATACAGAAAGACATCACATTATACCAAGAAGTGTTGGAGGGTCTAATGATGACAGTAATATAGCAATTCTTACTGCCCGTGAGCATTTTTTATGCCATTTATTATTAGTTAAAATGACTTCTAATAAAGAACGGGTTAAGATGATATATGCTTCTTGGAGAATGGTTTGCACATCTAACAGATATCAAGTAAGACATAAAACAACATCACGGATTTATCAAAAAATTAGAGAAGATTATATCAATGTTGTTAAAAATAGAAAAATGACTGATGAAACAAAACAAAAATTAAGAGAAGCTAACCTAGGTAAAAAGCATAGTGATGAAAGTAAAGCAAAAATGTCCAAATCTAGAGCTGGTATACTATTAAATGAAATACACGGGATAGAAGAAGCAAATAAGATTAGGGAAAAACGTTCTGCTTCATTAAAAGGTAAAAATGCTGGAAAAACTCCTAGATTAGGTGCAAAATTAACAGAAGAATCCAAGCAGAAAATATCCGATAAAGCAAAACTCCGTAAAAAAGAATGCGAATATTGTAAAAATCAGTATTCTCTTTTAACTTACAATCGTTATCATGGTAAAAATTGTAAATTATCTGGGAATACTGATATTAGATTAATGAAAACTTGTGTATATTGTGATAAAACTATGGACCCAGCAAATTATGCAAGATATCATGGTGATAAGTGTAAATTAAAACATTAATCTTCACATTCAATTTTTATCTGGAGTGGAAAGCCATTATCTCTGGCCATACGTGTTGCTTCAACCGCCTTGATTTCAGCAATTTCAAAGTCATATAACCCAGCAATACCAGAACCGGTTTCATGCACTTGCATAGTAACTGTGGATGCTGAATCGAAATTGTGTTTGAAAATATCAACAAGCATTTCAATTACGAAATCGACTGGTGTGAAATCATCGTTAAGGATAATGACCTTCCATCTTTTAGGTTCTGAAACACGAACTTTAATTTTTTCTTCAATTTTAACGTCTACTGCCATGATATATTTCCAAATAAGATGGGGGAGTTTTCTCCCCCGGGGTTTATATTATTTAATTTCAATTTTTCGAGGTTTTACAGCTTCTGGAACCAATAATTCTAGTTCAATACTTAGAATACCATCTTTAACTGTTGCACCACGGACTTCTAAATACTCTGCCAAAAAGATTGATTTCTCAAAACTTCTTAATGCTAATCCACGATATTGATAATCGCGATCAGTGGTTTCAGTTTTATATCCCTTAACAATAATTTCGTTTTGATTCACTTCAACTGAAACTTCATCCTTACTAAACCCTGCAATGGCCATTTCAATTTCATAAGCGTTGTCATCAACTTTTACCACATTATATGGTGGATAATTATTAGTTGATGATTGTAAATATCGGTTTTCGTATTGACTATACAATCTGTCAAACCCGATTAATGCTCTACTTAAATTAGCTAATGCTGTTGTGTCTAATGTTCTTAATGTTGTCATCTTTGATTTCTCCTTATATAAGCAAGAGTTGAGGTAGCCTCGCCTGAGCACTACCTCTCCATGTATTTTACTACATTTTGTTTACTTGTCAATACCCAATTTGTGGTTCTTGATTTTTTTCTTGTTTTACTTCGTAAATTGCACAATCAGTTGTTAGTAATAATCCTGCAATTGATGCTGCATTGATTAATGCGGTTTTGGTTACTTTAGTTGGATCCAAAACACCCATTTCTAGCATATCACCATATTCTCCGGTTGCAGCATTATACCCATTATTTGAATCACCGTTTTCAACGTTGTTAACAACCACATCGGCTGAATCACCCGCATTGATAACGATTTGACGAATGGGTTCTTCCATTGCACGTAACACAATTTGTATACCAGCATCTTGATCGGCGTTTTCACCTTTTAAATGCTTAATTGCGTGTTTTGCACGAATCAATGCAACACCACCACCTGCAACAATACCATCTTCAACCGCTGCTCTGGTTGCATGAAGCGCATCATCAATCCGATCTTTCTTTTCTTTCATTGCAACTTCGGTGCTTGCACCCACCTTGATAACTGCAACACCACCCGCTAATTTAGCAAGGCGTTCAGCTAACTTGTCTTTTTCATAACCGCTTGCTGCTGCGCTGATTTGTGTACGAATTGCTGCTACACGCTCATCAATAAGTGATTTTTCACCACCACCATTAATAATGATTGTTGTATCTTTATTAATCTCAATACGTGCTGCAGTACCTAAATCATCACCTGATGCTTTTTCGAGACTATAACCAAGATCTTCTGAAATGACCTTTGATCCTGTTAAAACTGCGATATCTTCCATCATAGCTTTTTTACGATCACCAAATCCAGGTGCTTTAACCGCAGCTACTTTAACAATACCGCGCATTACATTCACTACTAATGTTGCAAGTGCTTCACCTTCAACATCATCTGCAATGATGAACAATGGTTTACCGGTTTTAGCAGTTGCCTCCAAAATTGGTAATAATTCACGGATGTTTCCAATCTTTTTATCAACAATCAATACATATGGGTCTTCTAAAACGCATAATTGTTTATCTTGATTATTGATGAAATATGGTGATAAGTACCCCCGGTCAAATTGCATACCTTCAACGACATCTAATTCGTCATCAAGACCTCTGCCATCTTCAACGGTAATAACACCATCTTTGCCAACTCGATCCATTGCATCAGCGATCAATTGACCAATCGTAGTATCAGAATTTGCAGAAATTGAACCTACTTGTGCGATTTCTTTACTTGTTGTGCATGGTTTAGAAAATGTACTCAATGAATCAACTGCTGCTTTTACTGCTTGATCGATACCACGCTTTAAATCCATTGGATTCATACCTGCGGTAACGTACTTCATGCCTTCTTTAACAATGCTTTGAGCAAGGACGGTTGCCGTAGTGGTACCGTCCCCTGCATCATCGGCAGTTTTAGACGCAACTTGTTTGACCATTTGAGCACCCATGTTCTCTAATTGATCTTCAAGTTCAATTGCTTTTGCAACTGATACGCCGTCTTTAGTAATGGTAGGTGCACCATGTGATTTTTGTATAACAACATTGCGACCTTTTGGACCAAGTGTTACTTTCACTGCATTTGCCAAGATATTGACACCATCTACTAATTTACTACGTCCATCGTTACCAAATGTAACATGTTTTGCTGCCATAATTTTCCTCTGTGTGGTTATTTTGTTTCTGTAAATTCAGCATCAACAGGTTGCTCACCGGTGTCTGCTTGTGCTTGTTTTGCTTGTTCAGCTTCTTGTTTTTTTGTAAAAATAGGATTGGCTGCTTCAAACAGTTTTTGAACAGATTCATTGATTGCACCTGTATCATCTCCGCGATATGCTTCTTCAAGATTAGTGATAGCAGATTCAAATTCTGATTTTTCTTCATCAGTTAATTGATCTTTCACTTCGTCAAAATCTTTTTGTAAACTATGGCGTTGTGATTCTGCAGTATTACGTGCCTCAATTAGTTCTTTTTGTTTTTTATCTGCTTCGGCGTTTTCCTCAGCATCTTTTACCATGCGTTGAATTTCTTCTTCGGATAAACCTGAATCAGATTTGATAGTGATATTGCTTTCTTTACCAGTGCCCTTGTCTTTTGCAGAAATGTGCATAATACCATTGGCATCGATATCGAATGTTACTTCGATTTGTGGGATACCACGTGGAGCAGGGGCAATACCATCTAAATTGAATTCGCCCAATTGCTTGTTATATGCATATAAGTCACGTTCACCTTGGCCCACTTTGATAGTTACAGCATGTTGGTTGTCATCTGCTGTGGAAAAGGTTTGACTTGCTTTGGTTGGAATTGTGGTATTTTTTTGAATTAACTTGGTGAATACCCCGCCCATTGTTTCAATACCTAATGACAATGGTGTAACATCCAATAACAAAACGTCTGTTTTGTCACCGGCTAACACTGCACCTTGCACTGCTGCACCAGCTGCGACTGCTTCATCTGGATTAACGTCTTTACGAGGGGCTTTCCCGAACAATTTTTCAACTGCTTCTTGCACTTTAGGCATACGAGTTTGACCACCAACTAGGATAACTTCGTCAATTTCTGATAAATCAACTTTCGCGTCTTTAATTGCTAATCTGCATGGAGCAATACTGCGCTCGATTAAGTCATCAACGAGTGACTCAAATTTTGCACGGGTTAATTTCACATTTAAGTGTTTTGGGCCTGATGAATCTGCTGTAATATAAGGCAAATTTACATCAGTTTGTTCAGATGATGACAATTCGATTTTGGCTTTTTCTGCTGCTTCTTTCAAGCGTTGTAATGCCATTGTGTCATTTTTCAGATTAACGCCAGTGTCTTTTTGGAATTCACTTACTAAATGATCCATTAAACGTTGGTCAAAATCTTCACCACCTAAGAAAGTATCACCATTGGTTGATAATACTTCGATTTGTTTTTCACCATCAATGTTGGCAATTTCGATAATTGAAATATCAAATGTACCACCGCCTAAGTCATATACTGCAACTTTGCGGTCTTTATTATCAGTTTTGTCAACACCATATGCAAGTGCGGCAGCTGTAGGCTCATTGATAATACGTAAAACTTCAAGACCAGCGATACGGCCAGCATCTTTAGTTGCTTGGCGTTGTGAATCATTGAAGTATGCTGGAACGGTAATAACCGCTTGTGTTACTTCATGTCCCAAATAGTCTTCAGCAGTTTTTTTCATTTTACGTAAAACTTCAGCTGAAATTTGTGGGGGTGCTAATTTGTCACCATTTGCTTCAACCCATGCATCACCATTTTCAGCTTTGATAATAGTATATGGCATTAAGTCAATATCTTTCTGTACTGCATCTTCGTCAAACTTACGTCCGATCAAACGTTTAGCAGCATAAATTGTGTTTTTAGGGTTTGTAACAGATTGACGTTTAGCGGCTGCACCAACTAATACCTCGGCATCAGTGTATGCAATAATTGAAGGGGTTGTTCTTGTACCCTCTGCGTTTTCGATTATTTTTACGGAATTATTTTCTAATACAGCAACACAGCTTGTTGTGGTACCCAAATCAATTCCTATAACTTGACTTTTTTTACTCATAATATGTTCTCCTATAATGTTAAGCAAGAAATACAGTATACCCAACTGGCGTATACTTGTTTATTTATCATTTATTTTATTACTTTCGATAAATTCTGTCAATACTTTTTTCCAAGTATCTCTATTATAATTTGTTTTTCCATGACATTGTTTGCATAATGGTATAAGATTATCAAATACATTATTTTTCTTGTTATAATCAATGTGATGTATATCTAGTTTTTTTGTTTCAATTTTGCAGATCTGACATGTGAACTTATAACTTTCTTTTATCAGCTGTTTTAATTCTGTGCTAAATTCTAGCCCATATTCTCCATTTGAAACACCACCTAACCACAGTGGATGATTTTCTTTTTTAGGTGTATTTTTTAATTGTTTTTCACGTTGTCCATCATTGTATGATAATTTTCCCGTTTTTGTCTCTTTCCAGCGCTGTTTTGTTTCTATAGAATGTTTACATCCATGAAACGGGTTATTTTCACCTAATCTTTTTTCCGGGTGTTCTTTGATATACTTTTTTAAACTAATGCTAATCTTTTCTGCAGTTTCTGGACATTTACTTGGGTTATTATTTGATACCATTGTACTGCGCTGAACCTTTAACTGATTCGCTTTTGTAACACCGTGAACATCTTCCCATGTGCGTGTTTTTTGCCAATCTTTCTGGCAATATACAGAACATGTTTTTTTCTTACGATGTGCTACTATCGGTAATCCAAAATCAGGATGATCTGCATCATTTATTATTTTTATTTCTATAATATTATTGCAAGATGGATTGGAACATTCTTTATATGTTTTAATACTGTATGATGTCATAATTAACTCCATTTATAGTATTTATCAATCCTAGATCAATACCCAGTATTATTTATCATTTTCAAAAGAAATACTTGACCAATTTAGAAGTTTTATCTTCTTTTTGATAGCAGCATTTTCTACTTTATCTACATCAACTATTTTATTTTCAATCAATAGATGAATCATTGCTTGGAGATCACCAATTTCTTCTTCAAGGTGTTCTCTGTTTGTTTCTCCTTTCCATTCGGTATCTAACCCAAAACGAAAAATTTTTGATATTGCTTGAATTACTTCAGCACATTCTTCTTGAGTAATACTAAGTATTTCTCTATGTTGCTTATCCATAAGCACTCCCATGATTAAAAATTAATTATAACATGGGAGATAACTGATGTCAAGTACTATTTATAATCTCTTACTGATGACTCAATAAAACTTATTTCTGTTTCTGATAGATTATATAGATTATACAACTCTGCATCATTCCATGATTTTGATAAATCAATAACTGGTACAAATGCAAATCTATCAGGTGGGTTATGTTGTGAAATTTTACGTAATAACACCATAAATCTAAAAAACTTAGTTTGCATGTATGTAGCTAGGTTTAACGCTAATGTTTCATTATCAAAGTGATCAATCACTACGTAGGTTTCTGTACAAATTTCACCTGGTCCTATTACAAATGGTCTGTTAATTACTTGCAATTTATCGTTATCACCAGTACCAAACGCTGCACTGACTACTGTTTTATATCTATGAATAATATCAATATTTTTTTTGATGTTACCAATGTCTGTATACTTTGCAAACTTCCTTCCATGAACTAATACGGTATTATCATGTTGATCCACAAAATCACTGAAGGTAGTTCTCAATCCAAACGGTGTTGTAGAAAGTACAATTGGACCATAAAATGAATCTGATTTATCTAAAACCTTATCAAGAATTGATATCGCTTCATTGAATCGAACAATAACATCATATTTATTAAGTGGTCTTAATAATGAATTCACTACTTTATTATTATCAATACTAATAAATTCACAATCACCATTATATGATTTGTCCATCAAGAAATATGAAACACTTCCTTCAACTAATGTATTATGGAAACAGTCTTTAGATGTTTTATAAATTCCAAGCTTTTTGATGTTGGTATTATTCATCATTTGCTCTCTAAAGTCATCAACATTTTTCCCACATGTGAACCATCTAGCAGGAGTCATCATTAATACAACATCTGGATTAAATGAGAATGCACGATCAACGAACAACTGGTATACTGATTTAGAACTGCGACCATACCCACCATCTGGCTTATTGTACATAGGGTTTGAAATAATCACATTTACTTTTGGATCATACGTGGGATCAAAAATATCACCTTCTGATATATTTCCTGTGGGAATTCCTAAATTATATACAGTGTTAACTCTTTTAAAGAATGATACCATACTGTGATCAATATCACGGTAAAACACATTTTCTGGTTTTACTGTTAAATTACGTTTTTTAGCCTCATTCAACAAATAAATCAATAATATTCCTCTACCACCACACGGGTCTAACACTGTCAGCTCTGGATTAGCCTCAACATATGGCATTATTTCATTCACCAATTGCTCAGCAATTTCTTTACGAAGTGCAACGAATCCTTTATTATTTTTATAAATTGAATCTTCCATCGCCATATATAATGATTCTAATGGTAACTCGGAATCTACGAATTTTTCTATCCACAAGTTTGTATATATGGTATCGATTTCCGAAGGACTTAACGCTAATTCAACAAATTCAATGCCTTCATCAAACAAAGATAATATTTCAGTATCGCCATCAATGATTGCTTGTTTAACAATCTTTACACAGTCTGCTACTGTTTTTACATCCCTGATGAATGCAATAATTCTACATTTAGCAACACATAACAGTTTGAAATTATTCCAAATTTGTTTTTGTTGTTCTTCATCAAATAAATCCAGTTGGATCGGGTTTGGACTTTTACTTTGCTTGACAGTTTTTCCACCGGTCCCATTATTATTAATTTCTAATATTGCACTTTCTGATGAAACTGTGTTCTTGATTGATAACAAAAAATCAGATGGTGTTAATGTATTGATATTAATACATTGTTGAATACCATATTTCCCATTTGCAGCCAACTCAGCATAAATTTTATTAAAGCTAATTTCATCAATTTTAACAAATCCACCATTTACTTGTGTGAAGAAATCGTAGTTATTGTAAATTGTTCTAGAGATTTCAGCAGATCCACCGCCTGTGTTACGATCTGCAGCTAATTTCTCAGCCACTGTGATCATCACATTGATTGATGCTTCTAAATCGGCAATAAAGATACCACAGTTTGATTTCCCAGGGGATTGTCTACATACTCTACCAGTTGCCTGTTCAAAGAAGTTAACGCTATCACCAATACTTCTTAAAAAGATTACTGAGCCCCATTTAGGGATATTTGCGCCAGTACAATCTTTAATACAAGTCAATGTTAGGGTTGGTTCATTAGATTGCTCAATTTGATCTTTTCTATCACGTAGATTATCATCGTATGCATCAAAAATTTTACCATTAAAGATCCCGTTATCAATTAACAATTGTTTAAGTGCTTTAATGTATACGCTTGCAGATCCATCTTTATTGCCATTTGGTAATATAGTTAAAATATGTTTTGTAGATTCACTGCATAATCCTGGTGCGTTATAAATACTTAATGCATCGCCTTTCGGATTAAATGGTGATCTTCCAACTAGACGTTTAAAAAACCATAAAATTGAACTTTCATATGTGAAAACTACCTCATTATCAACAACTGTAAAATTAAACAATTTGTTAAAGGTAAATGCCTCAGCATCATCAACCCAAAGTGGACTAGTTTTTAAATGTGATACTAGATCTTTTACATCAAGTGCATAAGTATTCATATCTGGAAATGATTTATACGGACTATCTGGGTTGGTTCTTTTATCTTCAAATATATCATCCCTGGTAAATAAAACCCGATTAGAATGGTCAAACAACTCAGCCGCAGTACCACTAAAGATAAAGTCATACGGAGTACCTGAAACAAATACTTTAAAGCAATTTTGACCAAATGTTTCTTCAATTGCCATCCACATCTTATTTGTTTTTGACCCTAATAATACATGGGCTTCACCAATCAATAATACGCCAATCCGGTTTTCTAAACCAACATATCTACTATTTAAAATATTATTTGATTTTTGGGCAACATCGTGGTAGCCAGCAAATAAAACAGGTATTTCATCATTTTCGTGAATTTCTGGAATATCAGAAACCGAATCAATCATTACCGCTCGTTGATTGATCATCAATAATGTGTCAGCATTGCAATTTGATTTGTATGCGTCATACCATTGTTGAGTAATATATGGTTTGATTCTAGTAAAATCGATAAATCCATCATTCTCAGTATTGATTCCGTTTAATGTAGCGATTTCATTTAGTGTTTCACTAAGTGTACTTGGAATAGTTGTTAAAATTGCATGAATTGTATCGTTGTTATACTGTTTTTTATCGTGTAATGCTGCTACCAATGCAACTGATGCTGCTTCTTTTCCACTGCCAGTTGCTGGACCCAAAAGGAACTTATCAGCATGTGTGATTTTTTCCAATGCTTCGTTAAGATATGGTCTAGCATCATATGTTTTAAGAAAAATATGATGTTCACCAGAACAAATTTCTTGCATTTTTTGGTCCCATAAAACTATTGCTTGATTCAGCCAATTTGGACGAGTTAAAAACTCTTCTGGTACTGGATGTACTTCTAGACTTCTGCCACCTACAAAATTTTGAAAAAATTGTTTTTTAAATGGCATATATGGGCGAATATGATTATCATATCCTTTTCTGTAATTCGTTAAATTTGGGTCATACATTGGATCAACACTGATTGCATGGTCTGTCATATCCCAGATTCCAATGATATTGTCTTCAGTCATTAGTCCTCTGAAATTTTTGACTGAATTAAAGCAATATGATATTACATCGTTGTATGATTCACATCTATGGTCACCCATTTTGATATACCAAACGCTATCCGGTCCGGTAACTATAATTGCATAAATCCAGAGTCTTGTTGCACCTGGGACTCGCAATTGTTTTGCATTTGATCTTTTTGATTTAAATTTTGGTGTTTTTGGTTCTTGTTTTGTTACTTCTTCTAAAAATGCCATTATGCCTGTCCTTTTGCCTTAAAAATTTCCCTAACCGTGGAATCCGCTTCCATTGGTGAGACACATTATATACCGTGATATATAATGTGTCAAGTTTATTATCGTTTTTTTGGTAATGCTTCTTTTTTGATCTTTTTAGCTAAACGTGCTTTTGCTGCACCTTTTGCTCTTTTTCTTTCTGTAGTTGGCTTTTCGTAGAATTCTTTTTCACGTAAATCTAGTAATTTACCGGATTCTTCTACTTTTTTCTTAAACCGGCGCAATGCCTGGTTAATATTTTCTTGTTCTTTGGCACACACGCCAGTTCTAATCCTCTGATTCATCATCATCGCTGTTATCTTCCTCTTCTTCGGTATAAGTTAACCATTCTAGGTTATAAATTCTATTTTTTGAGATCAAGTTGTATGGAGTGATCTCGTCTGATGTTATGTAATGCACATTAGGCATTGAAAGCAGATAGGTGACAAATTGCTTCGTAATAGTAGAGCAATTATCGATGTCAATAATTACAACGTCAACCATGTGTGCTACACTTAACAGCCAATCAACATCATTTTCATCTTGCTCGTAAATGAACACATTAACATCATCTATATACGATGATAATACCTGTTGCAATTGTTGTTTAACAAATAATGATGGATTAACTATAAGGTAGTTTGGGTTAAGATTGAATAATTTATCTGGTGGTGTAACGATTGTAATTTTACCTAAGTTCATATATCCTTCTATATTAAAGTTTTGTTGAATCAACCCAATGTGTTCCATTAAACGTGAAATCCTTTGGTGGGTTGAAATCAGTTCTTGTAAAATTTTGACCATGTAATGGGTCACTTGGAAATACATCTCCAGAAGTATTTACTTTATTTCCATCATTTGGTGAAATTTCTTGTATATTAAAAGCTTCATACGCCTTTTCTACTGTAAATCCATCACTTTCGTATATTTTATTAATCATTTCATCCATTTCGGGAGATCGAGCTGCTTTTGGTTTATTAAGTTCTTTAAAGCTATGTTGACATGCTAGTAGTAACATCACCGCCATTGGATCAAATACTGAAACAATTAGGATAATCATCCACCTAACAGCTTTTTCTAAAATATTTGAATTGATGTCATCACCATACACCATCGCAGCAATGTAACGTATTGGTCCAACTTCTGCTTCTACTCTTCGTAGATCGTTGGCAATAGGTGCTCGTTCTTCTCTCAACTTGGAAATTTCCTTCTGTGATTCTGCAATGTCTTCTTGAAGTTGGGTACGTTCTCTTGCTTGCGTTTTTCGTATTTGCACTGATTTTGCTGCGCCTTGCTCTGATGAAGATCTGATCATAGTTTGATCAACTGCAATATCAAGTTGTGCCAATGATTTTCTTGCAATATCAATATTATCTTTTTGTGTTTTTATTTTTTCATCTAGTAATGCTACTTTATCAGCAATGTCACCGGATGGAACTGTTTGATCTGAGTGCGCTTTTGACAGGTATCCAAAAATACCCATTGAAGTGATGAACATTAGTATAATGACTGCTAATGTTAGGTATGATAATAACATCTTTGAAGCATCGTTCCAATGACGTTTGAGCCAGACTGTCACCACTAATTTGCTGATTTCCAGTACAATACCCATAATCATAATTGGAATTGCTGTAGATGAAAATATACTAATAAGACCAATTACTGAATAGTACACCGCAACAGCGGATATTGATAATCCGCTGAAGAGTGTCAAGTATGCAATTATAAAATCACTTGAAAATTGTTTGTTCATACTATATTTATTAACCAACAACTTCTAATGATACTCGTTGTACGCCATCTATACCAATTTCTTTGGCAGCGCCTTTTGACAAGTCCATGATTCTATTTTTAACCCATGGTCCTCGGTCATTTATCTTAACAACTACTGACTTATTGTTTTTTAAGTTAGTAACTTTTACTTTACTTTGCAATGGTATTGATCTATGTGCAGCGGTTAATGCATTTTGATTAAATATTTCACCAGATGCAGTTGGTTTACCGTGGAACTTTCTTCCATAGTATGAAGCCAGTCCTATATTTTTAGTAGATTTTTTGGTAGGATGTTTGACTACCATTTTAACTTTACTGTGTTTAACAGATTCTTTTTTAACATGTTTAGTGACATGTTTTGGAACGTCTTTCTTCACTACCACATGATGTGTAGTTTTGTGAGATTTCGCTAAAGTAAGCGAAGGTAATAGACTAGTGATCAACACTAGAATTATAAGTGAATTTTTCATTTTTTCTCCTTTCACTTGGTGCATTCTAACAAAGTATGCATTACATTAAGGGAGATAACTGCCAAGGATTTTAACCCTGTGTCACTGGCGTTTTCTCCATCAGCTAATCAACTGTCACTTGTTTTAGCTTAGGCGAGTATGGCTTCCCAACTACGGGTTTCTTCATTGGCCAAGACTCGCGGGATCATTAAACCTCTTATGATCCAACTATCTTAGTTTCTTACGAAACATAACATGAGTAGAATTAACTACTGCATAGTATTTAGTAATTATACTATCAATAAAGATATTTGTCAACCCCAAAAAAAGGAAAAATCATCTATCTTATTGATATTGATAAGTCTAAATTGATCTGAGCTGAAGTTTAAATATGACAATAACTTTGTCATTTCTGCTTCATCTACTTCTATAGTTTGAACACTTACCCAATTACTCGATATTTTCAAGTAATTGGGCTTGTAATCAACTAGCTCTACATCTAGTTCGAACGGTTTGTTAATCGATAGTTTCATCAATTTCTTCCAAATCTAATATAAAGTATTTACCTTTATCAAAGATTTGATTAAGTTCGTCTAAATTGTCAAGTTTAACCGTAGATACTGTTCTTTCATGTTCTACTACTACATTGTAAATCATATGTGTTTATGAATGATAAATGGTGTTTTATAACCATTGAACTGTAACGATCTTGGATCAAATGACAGTTTCAACACCGTAAAGTTTCCTCTGATGTGTTGCTTAATTTCCGAAAAAATATCTTTAGAACTGCAGGATTTTCCAGATAATTGGTCTGCCATTCTTTTCACATCTTCTTTGTATAAGAGGATAGATGATTCATCGGTGACCACTGATTCTACATATGCGTAAAATTGTGCTTTCTTGTCAGCTCTTTTCTCGCCATCAAGAGTAATTGATGTATCGATAAAATGCATACCATCAATAGATGGTTTAACTAAAACTACCGGTAATGTAATTACTGGCTTTGTCATGATTGAATCCTCATAAATGATAAAAATTTAATTATACTGAAAAAATGTTGAATGTCAAGCTGTTTACATAAGATTGATTATTTTTTCGATAAACATATCGATTTTTTTACAACCTCTATAAAAGTAGATAAAGATATCACAGATAAACTTCAACGTAAAGTAGATCAATCGTAAAATGATTCTTCTAATTTTCATATGTAAATCAGTGTACTTTCATACACTGAATGCTATTATTTCTCTAACTTACGTGCGTTTTTAACATCAGTAACATCTTTACGAACTTCTTTCGCAAGCGTGGTTAATGCTTGTAGTTGTTTTCTGACTCTAGTGCCAGCAGCATTGATGCCTTTGTCATAGAATTTTTCAAAATCACTTTCCAAATCTTCAATTAATTTTTGGAATTCTTGGTGTCTATTTGTTGCCATTATTTTCTCCTTTGCATATGTTTAAAACAAGCGAGTAATTTTCATAAGCCAATTTGACTGCTGGAAACTTTGCTTGTAGCCGTTTTTCGTTTTCTTTTTGCTCCATTAAAACTTGGAACAAGTTAAAATGCCCATATTGAGCCATGTTGTTGAACACTTGATCTTCAAATTTCTGTAGACGTTTCAGTTCACTTTCTGGGATTTGAATCGTATAAAGTGGTTCTGTCTCAATTTCTGAAACATACTGAACAGCATTATAATCAAGTGGTGTTCTAAAGTAGTTATACGTTGGTTTGTATCTACTAAATTTTTTTTCAGTGCTCACGATTGAAATATCGTGTCTTTTTAAAAAAGCTGCTAATTCATCCATAAAATTTTCCTATTATGGATGAATTATACTATAAGTGATATGTTATGTCAAGCCCATTCTAACACTGGTAGATCTGCTTCAACATCATTGTAACTATTTGGTAATTGGCGAATACCGGCTTCAACTTCGGTAAGAATGCTATACAGTGTAGACCATGTGTTATCACGCAATTCAACGCATAATTGACCTTCTGATTGAAATTGCGGAATAGATGAGGTAGCATATGTACATGCTGACAAGATGCTATCATAATTTCTAGTTTTTGCAAACTCGTCTAATCTTATCTGTACCGAGTTTACTATAGATTGTTTAACCTGGTCCAACCTAGAAGCCATATTAGACTTTACTAGATCTTCATCTAGCTCGATGATTTCCCATTGTTGTTCCCAATGTCCTTTGTCTGTTAAAACGGGTTCAATTTCTCGAACTGATTGGGTTATTGAATCAAATGATGGTTGAGGCGCAGAAAACACCACTGCAATATTTAAAAATTCACACAATGTATTATCCCAAATTAATGGAAATGATGTATTTGGGTTTCGTTTGATTATTTCTTCTTGTGATATTATTTCTTTTGTATCAAGCATTATATATGCCATTATTGTTCTCCGTTATGCAATCGCCAAAAATAGGTAAGATGCGTTTAACACGTTTATATTAGTTGCTGCTACTTGGTTGACTATAAATCCTGAATTATCTGGATCAATTGAATCATCCGTAGTGACTTCAGCTACTGCAGTATTTAACGAAACATGTGGATCATTTGCTGCAACTATTCCACGTGCAGAATCCCATATATACCAATCGCCAGTATTAATAATGCTTTTTATAAGAATAAATCTAGCCCCAGTCGAAAATCCACAATTAATTGTCTGCGAGGTGCCGTTGCCATTGTATGAACCTACTTTGGAAACACCTGGACATGATGCAAATAAGTAAGATATATATGTCACTGCATTATTGTTTATAGCCGCTACACCAGAGTTACTTAGTGTAAAAAATGAATTAGTAACTTCTGAATATCCGGCGGGTGTTAATGTCGCAACAGGGGACGATGAATTTAACAATAGCGAATAATTGAGACCAAGCTGGGTTGGACAAACATCCCATGACCCAGTAGTGGATCTGCTTTTTGTGATAATTAATTCAGGCGTGACAGATAAATTGTGATTTAATGTTAACACTGCGCCGGTCCCGGTATAATATACTGTATCGAAGAACCCTGGTGCACGTTTGAAACTATACAAGAAATATGTGAAAGCAGCTTGATTTTGTTCGTATGTAATAACCGCTCCTAATGTAACTGAATCTTGCCCAAATTTTTGAACACCATATGCAGTTGAACTAGTATCGCTGGTTGTTGTATTTAATAGTAAATAATGTGCACCACCAATAATTCTAGTACTTGCAATGAAATTAGCATTGGATACATTATTTCTAGTCCGAAAAAATGCAAAATCTGCAGGAAACCCTAATGATGAAATGATTCTATTAACCACACTGTCACCGGTGAATAACACGGTGCTAAAAACGCTAGTTCCAATTGACGGGATTTTCATTGGTCTACGTATCGTTATGTAAATATATGTATCTGTACCACCAACTGTTTGATTAAATCCTACATTATTGATAGTAATACCAGTTCCAGTTGTGAATTCTGCTTGTGCTAAATTTGGGTCAACGAATGCATAACCAGTGCTATCAAATCCACGCATTGTATCCATTACATACCAGTTACCGGCAGTTGATGCATTTTTTACTAAAAGATACTGTGGTTCATAACCGAGGTTGACTATATTAGAACCGGTGAATGATCCACATGAAATCACGTTATCAACACCATATGTTCCAAACCCACCTGCATTATGTGCGAATAAGTATGCAACATAAGTCCCTCCAGCAGCATTAACTGATGCATCAGTACCAATACTGAATAGTGTGCTTGTTGGTGCTGTACTGTTCCAAACAGTGGTTGCGCTAGCCTGTGCATTGGTTAAGTTTAGCTGAATACTATATGCAGCGGAAGTCAGACCGTTGTGGTAAACCTGCCAGTCACCAGTCGTATCAGTGCGCTTAACCATGATGCAACCAGGTGTACTACCAAGATTGTGAGACACAACTCTGTTTAAACCGCTTCCTGTATAGGTAATTACATCAAAGAACTTTGGTTGCTTGCGGAATGTCCACGAGGCAAAGGTGCCGGAATTATTTACAAACCCAGCAGTTAACGCATCAGCGCCCAGTGAAAATCCAGTAGCGTTAAACGCGGTTAACAAGTCAGTATACGTGCCACCGGGGTTTTGTGCGCCAGTGGAATTGGATCGAATGTAATTATTAACCCCCCGTGCAGTATCAAATATTGTATGGTCTTGAATACCTGATCTTTGTTTAACCCAAACCAATCCACCCTTACCTGCCAGATCAATGCCATTACTAATAGTTTGTGTAGTGCCATTACCAGTATATAAATATGTGCTAAAAACATCTTCTACATATATTGGTGATGAATTAGCAGCAGCTGATTGTAATATTGAGCGAACACTCATTATTTAATATCCTTAGCCAATACTAACCCATTCCATACTAATCCACCATCGTAAGTAAAAAACCCTAATATATCTCTTCCAGAAATAGTTAATGACGGGGCAATGCCACTCGCCCACTTGACACCATTCCACCAAGTAATTGCATATGATCCACCATTTGATAAATCTAAAATAAAACTTGAAACCGCACCATTTGCTGCAACATTACTAACAGTTAATGTTGTGATGCTAGTAATAGTTTTGGTATAATAATTTGCTAATGAAAGGTCTATATTATTATCATAAATGGTTATTTTGGATTCTGTAAGTTTAGTAGTGTCTAACCAATTAACTACGCCATTTACTAATGTTCGTTTGTATATTTTTCCAGATACTGGATTATTCCATTCATCGCCCAATGCTGCACCCGAAGGTGCAGTTTCTGAAATGACATGCTGGTTAAATGATCTTGATGACATATATCGCTCCAATTAAGCTTGCGCTTCAGTCCATGATATACGTGCGTTAATAGAATTAGTAGTTACTGATGTTATGTTAGTCGCACACAAGGTAATAATATCTGGACCATCTGGGTACACATTTAACGCAGAAGTCGGCGCGGCTAATGTATTTCCACCGCCTAAAATACTATTTCCGATATCTCTAACTGTGCTTAAGTCCTGGCCAGTAACACCTGGTGTTGTTGTGAAAAACGCGAATACTTGTTCACCACCTGAAATAGTTTGGCCACTTGTGTGATATGCTACTTGGGCTAAACTAGAACCACCAACTCCAGCAAATGTACCACCACTAACTCGTCCATTTAACCGTAAACTAATTAAGAAAGACATATTAGCACCAGTTGTAAAAGCACCCATTGTTCGTAGAACTAATTGCATACGATTAATAATTTCTCTATTACCAAGAATCCCAGTTAATCCATTATCAACACTTGGTGCAACTCGAATACTAATTAATGGTTGAGTAACACCTGCACCAATATTAGAAATTGCAGTTTGCATACCAGCAACGAATACAAATGATTTATCATCATCAAAACGTCCATCCATAATAACTGCACTACCCCAATGGCTAATCGTACTAGCCGCTTGTGGACTGTATAGTTCTACCATAACTGGCGCGGTTGCTGAATATGTAAATGCAGTAGCTGCAGCTCCGCCCGTTTGCCCTCTTGCACTAATTGTTAATGACGTTGTTGTTTTAGAACTATATGTCATATATTCGATTGCACCACCTGTTGCAGTAGCTGCATATACGGCCACTGTACCAGATGCTGGCCATCCTGTTGTATCAGCAACCGAAATGACACCAGTAGTCGTACTAATACCCCAAGTAGCAGTTAGGTATGTTTGATATGGGATCGTATTGGTTTCATATCTAGCAGGTAAGTTACCAGACCTCATATATGCTTCTGTGTTAATATTATTGTTTGGTATTCTGTGACAATATACAACTTCTCCGCGATTGTTTTTAAAACCAAATCTAACTGCACCAGCACCATACCATGTATAATCAATATAGAACATTTGCATTTTGGTCAAGTCTAAATTCATTAAACTGTGACCAGTTCCATCCATTTTATCAATGTTCCAGGTACTTTGTGCATATCTAGTATTAACAGTTTTACTAACAACACAGTTTGAAGTTGTCACTCCTCTGTATTCAGGATAGATATACATCTGCGTATCGCTAGTAATTACTTGGACTAGATAACTCATTCCTCTAATAACAATAAAATCACCTGGTTTAAGTTGTGAACTAAATTTAGTACCAACCCCAACAACACTTTGACTTGATATAGTGGCTGTTACTTTTCCAGATATCTGAGCGGTACTTGATCTTTTAACTGCATATAAAGTTTGACCATCGTATTCAAAATAAAAACCATTTTGTGAGTCAAACATTCCTATTCTATTACTACCACCATACCATGAAAATGGAGAAATATTAATAGGGAATCCGGTCGCGGTTGTTGCACTTGGCGTTGACCCAGCGGTATACGTAAAAGTCAATGGGGTTGCAGTGGTGGCCACGGTGAAATTTCCGTTATATGCTGTTTCAACTGCACCACTGACTTTTACAACTGCTCCTGGTCGTAACCCATGTGGATATCGTGTGGTTACAGTTACCGTAGTGCCGCTTGATGTAACTGTATCAACATACAGCACTGGCTTCATAATAGAACCAGTTGAAAACTGCATCGCTTTGCCAGATTGGTATCTAAATTGTCTTCTAGTTTGACGAATTAACTGATATCCATGATATGGTGTTTCATTGCTAAACTGTACACCACCATCATACGGACGATGTTCTACATATCCTAATTGTCGCGTATAAATAGAAGCATTAAGGGTAGCAGTAATTGTTCCAGTTGCAGTACATGCAAAAGTGAACGTGTTATTTGTTGGTGTAGTTGCAACCACCCAACTACTTAGTAAAGTACCAGTCATTCCAGATACACCAACCACGAAAATACCATCACCTTGGCGAAGTCCATGTGCATTAGTAGTAGTTACAGTTGCAGTTGTTCCGTTTACTACAATCGCATTAGTAGCAGATGGAATAGCCGCACCAGAATACCAAGCACCTATATATAGATATGTTTTAGATGCATCAAATAATGAGGCTGATGGTGTATTTGTAACAGTGAACGAAATATTAACATTTGCACTAACGGTTTCAACAACCCACCATCCATCCACGTTTGCGGTATCTAGTGACCCGGTAATAAAAATTGGAGTACCAACTGTAATACCAGTGGTATTTGTAATCGATACAGTAACCACTTTGGCAGCGGCAGTTGCTGCGGTTATTTGGTAATTACCACTTGCTCCTACAAACGTTCCAGCCGCTACAGTATTAGAAATACCAGAAGTTGGCTCATATGATGCACTTGGGCGATTATTAACCAACGCAAGGGTTTCCCATTTTGTTGGTTGCATCCCATATTCGAAGTCGGTATCGATTAATGATTGTGGGGTACTAACACGTAATTTATCAACTGGATCTCTTAATGTTTCTGCAGGGACAATTTCTGTATAAGTTTCTTCTACAAGAATTGACAATTTATCAGTCGAAGTCATTGCAGCAGTATTATATGTTAAAACTAATGTAGTTGTTTCTTGACCAGTTACACTATCAGCTGCGTTTGTATAACTAGTTGCAGTCAATGCAGGGTCAGAAAAATTATAAATTACTGTACCGGTTGTAGTATTCGTAATAAGTAATAATTGTTCTCTTCTAATATTTTTACCTGTTACTACAATCGTTTTTGTTGATGGGGTAAAAGTATAACTTTCTAATATAACGTGTTTTGCCATTTTGTTTAATCTCCTAGTGCGATTGTAGTCGCAGTAAATGGGTATCTTGATGTTTGGACTGATGAACTTGCTTGTCTAAGTATTAATGAACTGGAATCACCGATATACGGTGCATTGTAAATAATAAGCTTACCAACGTTGGTGATTCCAGTGGTGTTGTCTGGTAGGTTGCGAACTCGAAATCCCTTAAATGAATCATATGGTGTTACCCAAGGATATGTATAGTTTGTTATATACGGTGTTAATCTTAGACCATTTATTACAACTTCTAAATCTTTTGAATCAACTATTGTGTTTACCGTTTCTTGATTTTGGCGTAAATCAAATACCGATTTCAATCCATCAAATTGTGTTGAAATATCATTTAAGATAATAGGAGTTGAACCAGACCCCGCAGGCCCAGTTGCCCCTGTTGGGCCGGTAGCCCCAGTAATACCACTCCCAGAAATTATACTTTGATATAGTGTCATGCTTGTCCCAAATTAGATAATATAATATTTATCATAATTATTATTGATAATAACACCATTCACACTTCATTAAATCACCTTATCGCTTAACGGACCTTCTGGCGTTTGTTTAACTTGTGATTTAATTTGTTCATCTAATTCTGAAATCAATTTTGCAACAGATTTATATGGCTGATCTGCCAATGCTGTAAAAATTGAATTGATTTGATTGATGTCCAAATATAATTGTATTTTATCCATTTTATTATCCTTTTGTTTAAAATTTTATTTATAATATTAAACAGGCGGCTCGGAAATTTCTGCAGAAGCAACTTGTACGGGTGACCATGGCATAGCTGTATCTATAACTGGATTAATCTTATCATTGATGTGTTTTAAAATTTGCTCGTTAACATGATCTTCGTAACTTCCGATAACGATTGATTTAATCCAATCTAGTACATTTTCTTCAGTTAATTCTGAAAATGGAACAAATGGACCTGAGTTATCAGTAGAATCTGCGGTAAATGGAGTAGCACCATTAAAGATGCCTTCATTACCATTATCATCAGTGCCAATTTTTTTCCAATAGGTTTGTACTACTACATTTGCAGTAGATCCAATTGTAGTAGTTTTTAAACTGGTTACTTCCCATGTATATGTAATTGTCATAATTTATCCTTTTAATTTAAATTGTTGAATATCTTTATCTAATTTATCGATATGCAGTTGTTGTTCTTTAATTGCTTCAATTAATACTGGAACCAATCTTGCATAATCAACGGTTAAATAATTCTCACCAGATTTTGATGTAATAATTCCATCAAATTCCGAAGTTTCCATATCAAATGGCGCTAATGATACTATTTCTGGTAATACTTGTTGCACTTCTTGTGCAGATACCCCTAACTGAATTTCTTCTTTAGAATACCCAACTGATTTTGCTAATTCATTATTTACATATCTAAATCCATTCAATGATTTTATAATATCAATTGAATTGGATATATTTCCTAAATTAGTTTTTAATCTTTCATCAGAATAGTATGCAGTTATATTACCAGTAGCAGCAATTTCATTTGCAACATATAACGCTTTTGAATCATATATTCGAACCCAAGTGGTATCTATTTGATAGATACCACCACCATATGAAGCATTATACCACCCGGTAGTTCCATTACTTCTAAACCATGCAGAACAACTTATTGAATTTGAAACACCAGAATCGTACCCAGTATAAATCCTACCAGCCGCACCAATCACATTTAGATACGATGAACTATTTGGGTCGCAATAATATCCAGTATTATTATAATCATAAAATATAGTTCCAGTTAAACTACTAGTCATTGTTAATGAACCAGTATAAGTTCTACCGCCAGTGCTTAAATATTCAACCCATGATGACCAGGTACCGGATGACACATTGCGCTGGCACAATCTATTTGAGTTATCTTCCCAACCCCATGCGATTTGAGTACCCCAGTAGTTACTCGTATTGGAATGTCTATAATGGTCGTAAAACCACCAAGTACCACCTGGGCTATTAGTAACAGATGCATCATCACCGGCATGTCTCATACTCCCTGCAGGTGTATTATTGAAGTCAGTATTTAAATTACTGGAAGTGCCTGATCTAGCCCATCCATTTGGATATATTATATTAAATCTAGACCAACTAGATGGGTCGCAATAATAATATGTGTCATTACCATCATAATAAACCCCACCATAAACAGAGTTACCCCCGAAATTACAATACCCTGAATAGTTGGATGAATCTAATACAGTTCGCCATGCTTGCCATGTCCCAGAGTTTTTACCACGAATAGCAATCTGCCCCGTTCTGAAATCTCCGTTTATTTGATGTTGCCAATCTGAACTGAATGTTGAACAGTAAACCCCACCATCTGTTTGCCCGAATAATGTATAGCCTGTGGAATACCCAATACCATTAGTCGCTTGGGTGTCAACAACAAAACTAGAAGTACTATTTGAATTTTTAAAAGCTATACCATCTATATTGTCTGCACTTGTAGCAGTAGCAGCATTACCTGTACAAGAAGCAGAAGAACCTGTTACTGATATACCCCAAGAACCAGAAGCACCTGTACCAGTTAGAGATGGAGCATAGGAGTTGTAGTTATCACTAGCTAATAGCGTTTTCCATGATGTCCAAGAGTTTCCACTCGAAACGTCATAATTACCAAAACGAACTTGTAATCCAGTACCACCATAAGTAGGACTGTAAGGAACATATAACTGTAATGCACCACCACCACCGCTATATGTATTCATCGTCATCACAGAACCGTAGTTTTGAAATCCTTGTGATGACGAAACAAATGACGATTGAATGCCTGAGTTATAACCAGTTGGTAGTGTAGATGCACTCCAAACATAGTTACTTAAAGCAGAAAGCAACGGAGAAGAAGCAGAAGATCCTGATACTGAGCCCGAAATGGTGTTTGAAACAGTTAATCCAACAAAATTAGATGTACTTGCTGGATCTACATAATATGCAGTATTACTTCCATCATAAAAAACCCCAGCATATAAATTCCCAGTAGAACCACCGCCATTCGCACCATATAATGGTATTGAATACCAAGAATTCCACGTTGAATCAATACCTTTCCTAATATTAAGCCACGGATATCCAGTGCCATTTGTTGCCGTTGAACCAAATGCTAATTGATATGACGCATCACCTGTACTAGCAGTTGTACCAGTCCATGGAGCGTATGTCATAACACCTGCATAATTTCCACTAGTACCAGTTGTACTTGCATTAGCAAAATCAAATCTTACTGCTTGTGGGGTAGTAGTTGGTAATTTTTCAGCAGCATTTCTGTTAACACTATCCACTGAAGCAATATAGGTAGCCGTTCCGCTAGTCGGCCCAGTTGCCCCTTGAGGACCAGCCGCACCAGTAGCACCTTGTGGACCTGCAACCGTTGATGCCGCACCAGTAGCGCCCTGTGGACCTGATACACCAGTAGCACCAGTAGCACCAATAGAGCCAGATAAGGTAGATGGTGTTATATCTAAGTATGTACCGGTCGGTGCGGTTACTATATTTCCATTATGTGTCCAAGAAGTACCTGATGGAAGTTCAACACTATAGAATGACCCAGCCGTGCTATTACCTGTGTAATTAGAAAAATTGCCATATATAGCAAATACGGTGGCTGATACCATCAAAACTCTTATGAAGGATGGTGCTACACTCGAACCGCTTAATGCAGTATTTCTATATGCGGTTCCATCACCATAAAATGCACCGCCACCAGTGCCGGTCTGCGAATTAGTTCCGTTCGATGTTTTAAAAAATAATTCAGTATATTGATTTTGTGATGTTTGTGCATTATAACCGGAACCAGATGTGATCCGCATTAACAATTTTGCGCCAGTTTGTGTAGTAGTCCATGTACCCATTAATATATAAGATGCAGTGGCACCAGTTTCTGGAAGAGAAAATGTTGTTAAGCCACTCGGACCAGTAGCACCGGTTGCACCTGGATTTCCATTTGCGCCAACGCCGGTAGCACCTTGTGGACCAGTGGCACCAACTGCACCAGTGACAGTAATATTCCATGATGCATATGTACCGGAACCACCAATGTAATCAACATTTACAGTTAATGAGGTTCCACTAAATGCGGTAATTGATCCCTCCATAAAATTAGCTGGTGTGGTAGTATATGATACTCGCACCCTGTTTCCAACTGCAAATGCAGTGCTAGTTGCAGCTAAGTTAGTAGTAAATGCTTTAGAACCAGTTCCAATTAAAAATGAGGTAGAAGATGTTAATCCATTATAACCAAGTCCAGTAGCACCAGGTGAACCAACACCAGTGGCACCAGTAGCACCAATAGTACCAACACCAGTTGCACCAGTAGCACCAATAGTACCAACACCAGTGGCACCAGTCGCACCAATGGTACCAACACCAGTCGCACCAGTCGCACCAATGGTACCAACACCAGTTGCACCAGTCGCACCGGGATTTCCATTTGCGCCAACGCCAGTGGCACCTTGCGGACCTGTTGCACCGATTAATCCAGTGTCAGTTATATTCCATGTTGCATATGTACCAGATCCAACAACATAATCAACTGTTACAGTTAATGTGTTTGCAGTAAATGCTGATATAAATCCTTCCATGAAATTAGAAATGTTATAGGTTGCCCGAACTCTATTACCAACTGTAAATGCAGAACTAGTAGCAGCTAAATTTGTAGTAAATGCCTTAGAACCAGTTCCAATTAAAAATGAAGTAGTAGATGTTAATCCATAATACCCAACACCAGTAGCACCAGCACCAGTAGCACCAGTAGCACCCGGATTACCTGTTACACCTGTAGCACCTGTTGCACCAGCGCCAGTAGCACCTGGATTACCGGTTACACCTGTAGCACCAGTAGCACCAACAGTACCAACCCCAGTAGCACCAGTAGCACCTGGATTACCTGTTACACCTGTAGCACCTGTGGCACCAGCCGTACCAGCACCAGTAGCACCAGTAGCACCCGGATTACCTGTTACACCTGTAGCACCTGTGGCCCCCGATGTTCCCTGTGGACCGGCAGTGGAATATATTTGCCAAGTTGAACCATCGTGAACCATAGTTACTGAACTGTGGCCAATATTTAAATTTAATACATCATTAACGCCAGCAATCGTTGCACCATTATTATTAATTACTAGGTTATTTGTATTCCAATTACCACCATCAACGAATGCAACTGCAAATCCCAATGTTGGGCTTGCTGGGAGAGTTATAGTAAATGAACCACTGGTAGTATTTGCAATAATTTGATCACCATTTACAGCTGTATAATTTGCAGTTTTGATAATCCATGGTTTCATCGCACCAGTAGCACCTGGATTACCTGTTACGCCTGTAGCACCGGTTGCACCTGGATTACCGGTTACACCTGTAGCACCGGTTGCACCTGGATTACCGGTTACACCTGTAGCACCGGTTGCACCTGGATTACCGGTTACGCCTGTAGCACCTGTTGCACCATCATTTCCTGTTAATCCAGTAGCACCCGTTGCACCGAGCCCACCTGCGGCCCAAGATACCGTAGATCCATTTGTTGTTAAATATTTTCCATTTTGTCCAGTAACTGAGGGTATGCCAACAGCTTGTGTCACACCATCTGGGAATCTAACACCAGTCGTTGTTTCGATAGTACCACTCACCAATAATTTAGAATTATTGGTATTTGTAGTAGTACCAATCAATACATTTCCTAGTGCTCTAACTTGTTGGAACCAATCTATTGCTGTACCAACTGCTGCGGTATAAGTGGCAATACCAACACTACCCACGGCACTACCGTCATAATAAGTGGCAGCATTAATGCCATTATTTTCAGTATACAATTGAACAGAAATTAAATATTCTTGATATAGCTGCTCATTAGCTACTTGTATTTCATAATTACCTGTGCTTAATTTAACAGCTCTAATATGACTCGCTGGCCCGCTGATATAACAGGAATCTGGGGTATCTTGGACAATACCTTCAGTTCTAACACACGCTGCATAATAAGTATATTTGTCTGGATTTATACTTATCGAGATGCCATGATTAGCATTTGGATCAACTATATCAATTTTATATGCAGCAGATACATAAGAACCTGTACCTAATGATACCGTAAATAATTTACGCCATGAACCAGCAGGGTCGCCCAAAAAATCCAATTTTGTTTGATAAATCGGTGTGCCGTTAGAACCTAATTGCATTCCTTGATTAGCAATAGTTTTACCTAATGCCCCTTGGACTGCACTGCCTAATGTTATATTATTAGTCGAACCACTAGTTCCATTTGTCCCTATAACAATACTTTTAGTGGTACCATTGGTAGTTGCCCCGGTACCAATGTTTAAAGTTTGTGTTTCTGTTGTTGAACCCACTGTTATAGTAGAAGACCCTGTTCCACCGCCAGTAGTACCACCAATATTAATAATAGTAATTGAACCACTAACACCATTAACACCCATATTGATAGTTTTAGTCGTGCCATTAGTAGTTGCACCAGTTCCAAGATTTAATGTCTGTGCACTGGTTGATTGACCAACAGTAATAGCACCAGTTTGAGTCGTTCCTCCGATTAGGGTTGTTCCAGTGGTTGCTGCAGTTCCAAGTGTCGTTGCAGTAGTTGTTGCACCAGATAATGATATTATGGAAGATGCAGAAAGGGTCCCGCCTACTGTAACACCGATACCGGACGCAGTGGTGACAGTGGTTCCATTGAATGTTAAACCGGCATCTGTTGTAACAATACCAGACCCGTTCAGGTATAGTATTCCATTGTTAGTACCAGAAATAACCGATAATGTTCCAGATGGTATATTAACAGTCCCAGTGCCTTTTGGGTTTAAAATTATACTTATATTGGCATCGGTTCCCAATGCGTTGATTTGAACCGCATTGCCAGTAGAGTTTCCTAGGAGTTGTAAATAGTTTGCATTGGCAGTACCTGATAGTACACCATTTCTAGCGTTGAATTCTTTGTTTGTTGACATCCGTTTCCCTATCCACGAAAATATCTAACTAAGTTAGTTAATATATTTATCTGTTTAAATAAGAAACGTAAAAATACGAAAAAGCCCTCGAAGAGGGCTTTTGTTAATCGAAAGTATCTGGTGATGCTGTTATGATGTGTGCAGTATACGGACTATCACCAACTTCATCATCTAACCTTGCAACACCACGGTTGTTGGCAAATTTGGTAGGTGAAGCTGTTATAATCACTGCTTCGTGACCACAATCTGCTTTTACTTTATCACCTAACCTTGCTACACCGCGATTGTTTGTTATCACATCGGCTGATGCTGAAATGATTTTCCCACCAATATTACCACCATGCACTGAACAACTTCCCATGGTTTGATCATCTAATCTTGCTACGCCACGGCTCATGCTAATGCAGCCTCTATATCAGCCACAATTGCTCCGAAGCTATCGGTAACGCTTGCACCAACACTTGCAAATGACGAAGGAATTGCATCAGCTACTGCATTTGCACCATCCGTTAATGCTGACGCTGCTGATGCAACTCCATCCGCTACGAACGAGTTTACCGAGTCCATCGCACTTGACACCCCAGCGCCTAATGAAGATGCAATATTTTGAACACCTTTACATGATAATGCACTTAAATTTATTCCGCTAATAGCATTAGCAAGTTTGGTTTTAAATTCATTTAGTTTATTACCGATTGCGGTAACCATATCACTTATACTTGATGCAAGACTACTTAATGCATTACTTAATGAATTTTTTAAGTTATTGATTGCATTGGTGATAGAAGCCAGTGCTGATGATGCTAGGTCCGCAAGTTTGCTAATAGCTTTGTTAATACTAGTCATTACACTGTTGATAGCTTTTGAAATTTCACCAACTATTTTCATTGCTTGCTGAACTGCACGTTCGGCAGCTTTAGCAATTGCCTCGGCTGCACTATCAAACATACTACCCATTGTACCAAACAGATCACACGCACTACCAGATAGTTTCACCATATCATTGAGTGATCCTTTTATTGATGCCGATAATGCTGTTAATTCTGAAGGTATTTCTATGGTCATACTAATTGAATTCCTGTTGTTCCAGATATATATTGGCTGGCATAATCTGATTCAGATATTTCAATAACAACGATAGAAGCTCTATACATTTTTATATCTTTATCTGGATCAACTGTAAATAAATATGGTGCCAACCCAATGCCACCTTGTGCTGAAGTTAATACACGTGGTTTAGATACTTTTATGTATATATCATTTTCTTCAACTAATTTAGCAATTACTTCTTCACCAGAAGATAATTTAATGGTGATTACATCACCTACTGATAGTCCTTTTTCTATAATCATACTGCCTCTTGTAAATAATTTCTTAATTCTGTGAATCCACCAATATAGTTATCATTGATGAAAATTTGTGGAACGGTTCTTGCAGTTGGAACAACTTCTAATAATTGTTCTCTTGACCAAACTCCTGATGCTAAGTTACGTTCTTCGTAATCGATACCGTTGGCTTTTAATAATGATTTAGCTTGTTCACAAAATGTGCAATTCACATTGCTCCAAATAATTGCTGATTTTACGGTATCTGACATGTTATGCTTTCTCTACTTCTACGATTACCGTGCTACCAACTAATTCTTGAACGATTGATTCAACCGTTGCCTCAAAGTCATCACCTACTAATGGTGCAACTGCATCACCTTTAACTAACTTGCTTAGTTTGATTACTACTACTTCTTCTTGAATTTGTGCCATTCTATTTTCCTATGTTATATGTTTGTTGGAATATGTCTTTCTTGACAACTCCGTAATCATTATCACCATGTCTAACGATTACATCTTCTCCTGCTTTATAATGCAATGGTTCACCCCATGATGTGTCTACAACACCGTCATGATCAGCCATCTTTGCAATTTTAATGATTTTCTTTGGAACACAAGTTCCATCACCATTATCATCTTTCAATTCATTAAACTTTTCAGGAGGCATACTATATTGTTCACCTTTCGGACCAGTGAGTATATACCATCCTTTTTTATAATGCTGAGGTTTCCCATTACTTTCTAATGTATCAATGGTTCCAGGTTTATCAGCAATTTCATAATGTTCTGGATTACCTTTTTTATAAGTTTCAAATGAATCGGTTTTAAACCAATTATCGGTGATACCTTCTGAAACTATATTAATTAAATCTCTCATTCTCATCCTTATCAACTGATTGGAATATGATTATACACCATATTCCAACGTTTGTCAATTACTTATGCATTTTTAAACGCATCGATTTTTGCTTTAATTCGATCCCATCGTGAAGGTTTTGCTTCTAGATAACTAACCGAAAGATCTCTGAACTTCATAAGTTCTTCACGATCTATACGTTGTCGTTCTAGATTACGTTCTTCAACAGAGCCGTGGTGATGTGGCATAGGCCGTAGCTCAGGTTTTGGACTACCTGCTATACTACAAACCGGTGCATTAATTTTGGTGATTGTATATTCACGTATGTTTTTCGCTAATGATTTTGAAATCGATCTAGGTTTATCAAAAAAATCAGCTACTGCAAACATAAATTTTACAGTTCTACAATTATATTTGTCTTCAACTGCATTGATATGCCCAGTAATAGCTTTCATTTCAACGGCCCATTTATCAAGGTCTCGATCCTTCATTGCTTCGTATTTTTTAACTTCCGCTTGTTCTTTTAAAAGTTGTGCTTCTAGCAACGGTTTATGATGTTCTTTAAGATCGGGATCTTTTAATTCTTCTTCTAACTTTTTAACTTTATCTTTTGCTTTTTCTAACAAATAACTCATAATTTACCTCATATGGATGGTAGTGCATCGTAGTCAAGTTCATCACTCATCGCTCCGATGATATAATTTGTGCTTTCTGACTCTTGCAAAGCGGTTTGTTTTTTACTGCTGTCGCTATGCTTATTGAACCATGGGATAGGAGTAGTTTTAGGTGCAGTGCCTTGATACTTAATACCAATTTCTTTTAGTGCACCAACTGCGGTATAATCAACAAAATCTTTTAAAATATTGGCATTTAACCCGATAACTGGTCCTTTCATAAACAAGTAATCAGCCCATGCTTTTTCTTCTCTAATAACAGATTCATAAATCCCATATACTTCACGTTCTAATCTTACCTTAGCTGCCGCAAATCTTGGATCATCTTTAACTACTTGGTTGATCAAGTAAGCAGTCCAATCTTTATGCAACAATTCATCTTGTAAAATTAATGCAATAATATTGCCATTACCGATGAATAGTTTATTTTCAACCATTGCTAAACTGGTGGCAAATGAAACCATAAACCTAAATGCTTCTAGTGCATAACTGGCATGTAAAGCCAACCAAATATGATCTATATGAGTATCTTCATTATAGATGAAACTGATAGTATCTTTAACTTCTGTTAGACAGTTATATACATGTAATCTATTATAATATTTACCAACACTCGATGCCATATCGATGATTTCTTTTGTATCATGAATGGTATTAAATACTTCTTTTGGTACATTATAGATATTACGAATGATATGACTATAACTACGGCTATGAATATTTGTTTCAAACATAGACCATATAGACATAAGTGCTTCTACTTCTGGTAAGCTAGAAACTGGACCAAAAATTTGAATCGGTGCTCTTCCTTGCAAACTATCTAAAGCAGTTTGTCTTAACAAATTACTAGTGAATATATGTTTAACCGCATCACTGGCATCTTTAAAATCATTTGCATCTTTACTCAATGAAATTTCTTCTGGAATCCAGTAAAACCCCCGTTGAGTTTGTTCAAATTTTGCTATTTTATTATATTTTGTTTCTTCAAACCGTTGAATAGTTACTGGCCCTGCTGGGTCAAGGAACATTTTACGATTTAAATAATCAGTTTGTGTTTTTAAGTTATATTGCTGTTCTGACATTCCTTGTCCTTATTCGTCTGGTAATCTTCTTTCGTGATAAATTACTAATGCATCATCTAGTAATTCGATTTGTTTTTCAATCCTCCATTTTACTAGAGGATCGGTTTCTGTTTCTAATTTTTGTTTTAAGTGTTCGATATCGGTTTCCATGCATTTACCTTTATTAATTTTTTAATACCTGGAACACGTCTAATTAAGAATACTTTTCTACATGGACCTTCTTTCTTAATGAAATCGTGTGCATCAACATAATTCACAGTTTTTGTAAAAGGTGACTCTAATCTGATATACCAACCCCATGGTTCCATATTAAATTTGATATTTTTTCCGATACTTAATAATGTA